CGCAGTTTCCGGTTGCCGAGGATGCTCCGTAGTCTCCGGTTGCCGAGGATGCTCCCTTGTATCCGGTTGCCGAGGATGCTCCGCGGTTTCCGGTTGCCGAGGATGCTCCGTAGTCTCCGGTTGCCGAGGATGCTCCGCAGTTTCCGGTTGCCGAGGATGCTCCGTAGTCTCCGGTTGCCGAGGATGCTCCCTTGTATCCGGTTGCCGAGGATGCTCCGTGATTTTCATCACTTTCAGCTTCCTTATTCACTCTTTTTACCGTATATTCGATTGCAGCTTTAACCAGTCCAGCAATGCTGATTTCTGCTCCGATCTTAATTTTTGTAGATGCTACCTTAGTATCATCATTATGTTTCTGGATTTCTCCGCTCTGCTCTACCTCGTGGTATACGCTTTCATTTGGAGAATAATAATTCAAGCAATCCAGCGGATACTCGCAAGCGTGAAATCCATGATCGCAAACTTCTACGCTTTCTTCCTCGTATTCCTTTCCCTCTTCGTACTGAAAGCCACGGCAAGTCATATCTTTATTAAATCCTTTGTAGGATTTCACAGCATTTCCCATCTATATTACCTCTCCTCCTGCCAACTTCTTTTCCTTTTCAAATTCTTCTTTGCTGCAAATCAATAAGCCGCCAATATAACCATCTGGGTTTGTAAGCAATCCTGTAACAATTTCATTTGGGATAGCGATTGTCACACTCCCCCATCCATCCCTGCCGCTATGAGCAGATTTAATATTCGACAATGGAGAAACCTTTAAGTCTTTGTTATTTTTCTGCGACATCCGTTCCATTATTCCTAATGTTCCAATATTCATCCTACACACCATCCACTTTCAACTGCTTGTCCGCTGATACGCTCAAAAGAATTAACTGTGCATCCATATCCGGCACATTGAACTCATTCAGCGATTCCGCGTTATCAACGAAAATCGGTACGCTTACACCGTATAACTCGCTAAGAGAACGGATAATATCAAGTCCGGCTACGATTCTATGACCACTGTTTAAAGCCGAATACGGAACGCCATTCACAGTACACTCACAACAATCTTTCATACCGCCATTTAACTGCATTTCAAAGAGTTTGAAATTTACGGTCTTGAAATGGCTGTTAATAGATTCTGAAACCTTATCCAGCTTGAAACGAATGAACTCTTCCAAGAGATAAAGCATCTGTTCCTGATCGGCAACTTTCTGCCCGATTTCTTTCTGCTCGTCACGAAGCGTTTCGATACGATCATCAATCGCCACATTGTTAGCCGCCTGCGCAATAACCTTGTTCACCTCTTCAAGCTGACTCTGCAGATCGGCTTTCTCGGCTTTTAAATCAGTAACAACCTTGTCTGCGCCCTCGGATTCAACCTTTGCAATATCAGCAAGAATCTTGTCATGCTCTGTTTTCAGCTTCACATACTCTTCATTCTGCGAATAATCAGCTTCTGCCGGGATCTCGGATAACTGCTTTGCATAATCATTCTGCTTTGCAAGTGCCTTGGATTCCTGCTCTTTGAGTGCCACAATGTCTTCCTGCAACTTGGCGTTTTCCTTTGTCAATCGCTCAATATCAGCCTTGCAAGCGTTGCCCTTGTCAATCAGACCTTTAAGTTTTGCGCCCTTTGCATCATCAAATGCTTTGCGTGCATCCTCTAACTGCTTGGTGGCACGTGCCTTGGCATCTGCCTTTTTCTGCTCAAAATCAGCCTTAAGAGACTCAATCTTATCCTGCGGCAACTTCTGACCACATAAGGAACAAACCGTTGTAGATTCATCAAATTTCCACTTGGATTCGTCAAAGAGATATGGCATTTCATCAAATGCCTTGGAAAATTCTGCATTGTATTCAACACCAAGATTTTTCCGCTCTGCATCTGTATCGGAAATTGTCTTCTCATTTGCCTTGATCTGATTTTCCGCAGACTGAATCTGATTATGTAAGTCATTGAACTCTCGTGTTGCATCATCCTTGGCACTGTCAAGACCTCTACGTTTTGCGGAAAGTTCGTCATTCATGACCTGCATAATGCCGGACATATCAAATTGCAACTGCATTTCCTTGCTTCTCAAATCGCCTAACGTGCTACCGGCATTCTCCATTTTCTTGTCACATTCAGCGATTCTTCTTACCAGATCTACCTTTGCAAGTTCCTGCTCTGCCACGTCAACATCAACCTTGGATTTCTCGGCTTCATCAATACGTACCGGAATCTCTGACTGTTTCTTTTTCCACTCTGTAAGAGCTTTCTGAAATTTTGCACGAATATCATCCGTGGACGGTGCTTTCTCCAACTCGCCGAGTAATTGGGCATACTTAGCATCTGTCTGCGCCAGTTCAACATCCGATACATCCGTTACAAGGCGCATCAGAATATCCCGCTGCTCTTTCCATTTCATGGAAGAGAAATACTGCGGATTGGCCAGCATCTTGAACATATCCTCGCTCTGTGCCAGACTGGAAATATATTCTTTGAAATCAGCTTCACTTTTTGGATAACCGTCAATCTCAAATGAATTGACATTTCCCTGCAATGCAACAGTATCAGTACCACGTTTCTTAACCCAATTCTGCTTCTGAACCTTTGAAAGTTCCACTTCTTTCCCATCAACGTCAATAACTCCCACAACCTTAATTTCTACATTATCAATGCGGTTGCCGTCCTTATCCAGTGGTCGAACATTGAACTTTTCCTCTCCGGCACTATTCTTGTTAAACAGAAGCCATGTAAACGCATCGAATACCGTTGTCTTTCCTGCGGCGTTCTGTCCTTTGATACTTGTCTTATTGGAGAAATTCACATCAAGGCTCTTAATTCCCTTGAAATTCTCCATATGTAATGATCTAATTTTCAGTTTCATTTTCCTTCTCCTTCCACTCTTTATATTTTTTAAGTGCCTCTTCAAAGCATGCTTCATCGTCAATATATCCAAGAGCTGACTCTATAATTTTTGAATTAATAGTTGTTCCCTTTTTCCCCATCAGCTCAATGTCTCTTTGGTGTTCATTTGCAATAATGGCACATGCTGTATGAACTTTCGTCCTGCATGCAACCAGATCTGCATATTCCTCAACGGAAATTGTAACGGTATTTTCTGCCATCTTAATTTTCCTCCTCTAATACATTAATTTTGCTCACAGACACCTCATATGCTGTTCTCTGCTCTTCTGTCCCATCTTCGTACATCTTTACATACCCACGGCTCTGAATGCGTCCGGTAAGTTTCAAATGCGTTCCAACCGGAAGTCCAGATGTATACACCGCATTTCTGCCCCAGACAACACACGGAATATAATCTGATTTGCCATAGGAACGATTGACTGCGATTAATAAATCTGCAATTTCTCTTCCAAGCGGAGTTTTCCTGTAAATCGGTTCTTTGCATACATATCCGTCAAGCTGGATTTTGTTCAAATCTGTATGCTCTCCCGGATTCGCTTTTTCAATTTCACAGACGAATACATATAATAACAGACGATTTCTCTTTTCCTCATGTTTGTTATAAGAACTATACACACCGGAAACATTAACGGCAGTGCCCGTGTATTTATCATTCAGATTGATTAATCTCTCTGAAATAATTAATGGGATAATATCAGCCGTTCCACTTAATCTATCCACTTTGAGGTACATATTATAAAATCCCTCTCCAAACACCTCATGGTTAAATTCCGGCTCTGTGATAATCGTTCCTGTAAGTTCCACTTTATTGTTTTCTGCTCTCATATTTGAATTTCTCCTTTTCTTATGCTAAAATAGGCGCAAATAGCTTATGCTATTGCTTTGATTGGGAATCATTCAGCTTTGGTCGGTTCGGATGATTCCTTTTCTTTTTCATAACTTCTTTATAATAAGGAAGTTTCTCTTTATCTTCGTTGCTGTCGCATATATAAATAATTCCATCGTCTGTTTCTTCATCTTTAAAAACATGATCCTCGACTATTTCTTCTGCTTCCTGCCAGTCTCCATCCACTTTGCATCCTATGTAGATCAGTAATAATCCACCTAACACAGGAATAGCTACCATCGGATTTACTGTTGCATCTGCGCTGATTCCAAGAAAAAAGAGTAACGCACCGGCTAATTCAATTACCTTTGCTATTTTTTTCATAGGCATCCTCTCATGTAATAGAAAAAAGTTTTTTTCATCTTCTTTTTAGGACTTTTTATTTCAAACTTTTCTCCTGTTTCATCGTCGATCATGTAATTGCCGTCGGAATGCATCGTATGTGGCTTTACTCCCTGTTCTTCCATGAACTCAAGCAAGATATCTTTGCCACCTTGTAAAATATTCATCTGACTTACAACTTCCATCCAATAAACCATAAAATGTGTAATATCCAAGTTCTGATATTCCATAAGAAATTCCGGTGCTTTATCTCCTATCAGTTTGTCCATACCGAACTTCTCAATGTAATTCCTTGTATAGAAGTAATCTTTCCACTGGTATTTTTCTCCATCGAATGTCTTTTCGATAGGAAACATATTCATAAATTCTCTTGGTGTCAAAGTCCCCACCATAGCACATATCACTTCAATAATATAAAATTCTTTTGTCACAAAGTCCGACTCTCCACGCTTTAACGACTTGCAATCAGATTTCCCTTTTAGTTTTATCAGCAAGTACAGATTCTTCTTGAAATCATCCGGATAAGCACTTTTAGACTCCTGTATTGTCATATTTTCCCAAAGACCTGCCATTTTACATTTTCTGTCAAATGCTCGTGCATAATTAATCCACTTAGGTTTAAAGTCGATCAGCTTTTTGCCGTCCATGACGTAAAAATTAAGCATCTTCATCATCCTTTCTCTCAATTAACGGTAAAACCCCATTCTTTTTAAGCTCTTCATACAGGAACAATCTTCCTTTTTGCGTCCATTCCGTCTGCATAACCACATCAGACCGCCCATTCGACCTTGTAATATCAATAGTCTTACTGTGAACATATCCAAGCCCTTGATATTGCCTGTATAAAATCCACTGTTTTCCTACTTTGCGCTGAACTCCTAACTCTTTCAGCATCTTATTAAACGCTTTAGCAGATATTCCATAATCCTGTGCGATCTGTGTTACCAGTACTGTTGATTTACTGTTCAAAATCAAATCCACATAGTTGACTTTTGGTTGCATTTCTAAAATGATGTTATTCATTTCAACAACTTCGGTTTCAAGTTCCTGTATCTGCTTGTCTTTCTGCTCAAGCATCTTGTGCGCTTCAATAACTGCAAGTGCCATAAGTTCTTCGCCGGTTGGAAAAACTGTTTGTGTCTGGTTGTAATAATTTTCTTCCAGTGCATCAAACTGTTCCCATGCCTTATCAGTCCCAAGCATTTTGCAATGACGGCTTGCACCTCGACGTGTCCAAAGATAAAGCTGATTCGCATTTTTCCCAACAAGGTCGAAATTTTCTACCATGTTCTTAAAAGCCTTTAAGTCAGATCCTTTTAGCAAATAATAATGCTCTCCCTCTTTAAACCGTTCTGCATTATTGCTATAGTTCTGTTTGATTTTCACATCTGTTGCTCCGTACACATCAGCCAACTGTGCGGTGGTGATAACTCTTTGTCCTTTCCACTCAATGACCGGCAATTCTTTTGTTCCAATATGTACTAATTCGTTCATTCTTCTCCTTTCCGGATTTTTGCAATAAAAAAAATCCAACTACCGCTTTGATAGTTGGAAAATACTGGTTGTCTCTATTTTGCTTTGTTGATACAATTAATGTACGGCGGCGGCCATCATGAAAGGAACTGTTATCATGAAAATCGTTAGTATACTTATCTCATTATTGGCATGGCGTGTTGCCGGTTACGACTTCTTCATAATTCTAACCATAACATCCATGACAATCGACCTATACAAAGGATTTAAAAAAGTACAAAAGAGATTAAATAAAATACTAAAGATGATGCGGAAAATAAAGCAATAATGTAACTCATTTCCTGCCGCCGTCGCATATTAATTGTATCAACTGATTTCCTGTGTTACAAACACATTTAATCTGCAAATTTAGACATATTTCTCAACTATCTCAATATTCAGTTCTTCTTATTCTTTCGTTTTTGAGTTCCCAGTTTCTTCACTGGTTGCCTTGCTTGCTGAACCCTCGACCATTCCCAGAACATATCCTTTCTGAAAATCGTTCATTTTGGGAATCGCGTCTTTCAACTTTTCTACAACTTTCTTTTCCTGTTCGCTCATGTATTCACTTCCTTTCTCCCTGTGATATAATTTCCTTATTAAATAAGGAAAGGCGGTGATAATATGGATAATGGTTATTCTGAAACATTTGCTACATATGAGTTTGCAGATAAAGGAACATATGTATGTATGCAATGCGGTGGCGAAAATAAAATTGGAATCGTCACTGTAAAGCAAGGCGAAATGCTACCAGAATGCAAAGAGTGCGGATATACTACATGGATTAAAATAATGTAGGATTTTTAAACACTCTCTTTTCCTCTGCGAGCGTTTGGCTTGTAACCGCCAAGTTATCATCAACCATATGCTCAATGAGGAACGTTCTTTTTACCACTCTCGTTCCATCTTCACATACTTGTGAAACATGCAAATACATTTTCCCATCTTTAATAAATGGAATAATAAGTATGCTCTGCAAAAACTTCCACTTCACAAAATGCTTATTAAAAAATGCAACTGCATGAGCCTTGATTTTACTCACTGTATCATCCCTTTCTGTGATATAATATTTTCAAAAACGGAGGAATTAACATGCTTCTAAAAATCGAAAGAATAATATTAAAGAAAATATCTAAAACGAATTTTTCAATCAAACTTTCCGATATAGGTAAATTTGATGGAGAAGATGCATACCAAGCGTTTTTGGATTTACAGGATAGAGGATATGTAACGAAAGTAAACACATCTATGGATAGATCGAGTTTTAGCTTCATAGTTACATCCAAAGGCAGATTCTACAAAGAATATCTTTTCTTGGAATTTTTGAGAAATATCCTCATTCCTTTTATTGTGGCTTTGATTACAGCAACTGCTACATATCATTTAGAAAAAGTAGCAGATAGCTATTCCGACAGCGGCACCAGCCAATGCGCTTACGAGTTGGATTCCACCGACAATGAATGGCTCAAACTTATCGAGTAAGTCACGCTTTTGCCGAAATGTCATTTTTTTCACCGTCTCACCTCTTTTCCATTTCTTTTGCAATATTATAATAACGCAATAGAAATATAAAGTCAATAACAAATTATTGCTTTTGTGATATTTTTGTGATAATATTATTGCAGAAAGGTGGTGAAGACTTGAGTGCAGTAAACGAACGCTTAAAATCTTTAAGAATATCATTAGGAATGAACCAAAAAGATTTTGGAGAAAGAATTGAAGTTGCGCAAACTTATTTATCTCAAATAGAAAAAGGGGATAGACCTGTTACCGACAAAATTTCAAAAATTGTTTGCTTACAAAATTGGAATGGTAAAAGCGTAAATGAAGAATGGTTCCTAACTGGAAACGGTGAAATGTTTGTTCCGGAAACTAAAGATGAACAAATTACAAGATTGCTTTCAGATGTGCTAAAGAAAGAAAATAGTGATTTTAAAAGAAGACTTGTAACTGCATTATCAAAACTTGATGATACCGGTTGGAAATACCTAGAAGATTTTATTGATTCTATTTCAGAAAACAAATAAGAAAAAGCCAAGGGCAATGCGCAAACCCTTGGCTTTCTTTCTATTCTAATAAATTTTTAACAAATACATATATAATTCTTAACCATTTTTCATTGTCGCAATTCGCGACCATTTCAGTTATTTTTTGTTTGTAAAACGCTTTGGCTTCATTGCACTCTTTTTCCCCCATATTGATTTCCTCCAATCATTCCGCACTTCCGATAGCGATACACAAATTATAGAACTTATGTTCGATAACGTCAACCCCATTTGACAAATTGCTACAAATTACAAACTCGTTTGTAGTTGAGGGACAAGAAAACGCCTTATCCCGCCCCTCAGCCAGAACTTGAAGTGCCCTTATCGGACAATTTTATTTTACAAATTTTCCCGCAAACATTCAATTTCTTTCGGTCGCAAGTTTCGACAGGTAAATTTCTTATTGTCGCAGAATGTCGATTGATTAGTTTAAATTTTGTTAAAAAAATTAATTACTGGTTGAAAATTATGCATCTGCCAGTTATCTGTGATGAATTTTAAGTGCATAATTTTCCTTTCTGCCCGTAGGCTTGTTATTTAAAAGAGCCGGCTACACAACACATGGTCATGTAATCGGCTCTTAGGCTCTTGATTTTATTATATTTAATTTTTAATGCAGTTTTTTTACAGCTTAGGTGCGATCTTTACCATATTTAACCATTCCTGCACATTAAGATTTGAACCTGAGTTCTGATAAGTACTGAGTGTACCAGTCTGTCCCGGTCCGAAAGTGCCACCACTCGTTACCTGTAAAGTTGATGCACCGCCGGATACCGCAGGAACTCTGACTCGTCCCATGACATAGTTAGATGTTGTATTTGTTATAAAAACTTCACGAAACCCATTTGCGTTTGAACTGAAAGTGACAAGACCTGTAATAAGATAATACCCATCATCCGGGACAGTGAAATACTGCACGACAGGAGTTTGGTCATTATAATTTGTTGCAGTATTGGATAAGGCAGATACATTATTTTTGGCATCTGACTTTTTTAAATATGTGTCTGGAATGTTATTACCATCATAATCTGCACTAGCACGGGCAACTCGTACGCCAGGATAAGTATCATTCTGCTCGTTGTGTGCAATGAGATCTATCATATTATCATTATTAATATTAAACATTGGCATAAGCGAACCCATAATTCCAGACCAGTCGCTTTTCATTATTTTAATAAAATACTTATTTGCTAAACCGCTGTTTAACGATGATATCGCCCCGGTACAAGTACCATTCCCAATCTTAGAAATGTCTGTCGTTCCAAGCATTTTATAGAGATACCGCACATTCTTGAACATCTGTGACACCTTTGCAAAAATTGAAGAGTGTTTTTCGCCGCTTGATAATTTTGATACAGTCGTCCACGCTGACGCTGATCCGTCTGCCACATCACTACTCGTAAAAGTTGCTGTATTCTCTGCTGTATCTCCACCGGTTGCCACTGCACCGACGTTTTCTGCTGTGAGTTCTACATTGCCCCTACGGAAAGAATCTTCATTTACACCTTTGATTCCGGTAACTGGAGTTCCGGCCAGCACGTCCCACTTTTCATCTGATGTTTTATAAATATTGGCACCTGCCGGAATTACATTCCCGGCTCCCTCTTTAAAATCATCCGTGGTTGTAAATTCGTCTGAAATATTGAACATCCACCCTGTGCTAACATCCGCAAGTGCCGGAAGATCTGCAAATGCAACTGTTCCTCTCGGCTGCAATCCGCCCTTAATAGCTTCAGACACATCTTTTACCTGTTCAAAATAATACTTCGCATTGTCAGAATCCTCGCCCTCTCTGCTCCCGGTACCACCAACGGCATAACTCTGTGCTTTAGTTGCACTATCTGCTGCAGATTCGGCTTTACCGATGATCTCTGTTGCTTTCTGCGTTGCAATATTGGCTTTATCTGTGGCGGTACTGGCTGACTGACTGGCAGATGCCGCTTCACTTGTGGCTGTGGCTGCAGACTGACTGGCGGATGTCTCACTGACTTTTGCGTTGCTTTCGGATGCCTCTGCCGCCGTAGCTGACTTCGCTGCCGCTGTCTCTGACGCTTTGGCATTGGTTTCGGATGTTTTTGCCGCTGTTTCACTGGCTTTTGCAGCATTCTCACTTGCTTTGGCGTTGGCTTCGGACTTTGCCGCTGCCTGCTGGCTTGACTCTGCCTTTGCCACTTCCACTTTGATTTTCGCAAGATAGTTTGGCTCCAAGTGTTTTTCCTCGATGCTACCCTCTTTGACGATGGCAGACACTTTTCCATCCTTATCAATATAAAAAGCTACCGTATCAGAATCAAGGAACTCATACTGTGTAATCAGTGCCGACAGGTCTATGTACTGTTTCGTGCCATCAATCAGAGTCAGGATAATCTGCTGTGTGGTCGGGTTATAAACGAAGTTGATTGCGATTTTCTCCATCTGTGTATCAATCGTAATCTTAGAACCGTTCTTTTTTGTGATCGTAATGATTCCGGTCGATTCCTCAAAGGTCACGTCTGCAACAAGGGTAGCCACTTCTGTTTTCGTGGCTTTTGTGGTATCAAGAGTGATTACACGATCATCAATAACGCCAATAGCTGCGTCCATTTTGTTAAGATTGCTTTCATTAAGCGGTGTTTCATCACTCGGGTAATTCTCCCAATTAATAGCACTATGCGCTTTGTTCATGGTCCTCACTCTCCCTTTCCTTTGCAAGCTTCATCTGCTCCCGTTCGGCTATAACATGTCTGTTTGCTTCTTCCTTAATCTGCTGCAGAATATCCTTAAACACTAGGTACTTAGCTTCGATTGGGACATCCTCACACAAATTTGCATAATTTATAATGTCGTTTTCAAATTCCCGGATTTTTGCATTTATCATAGATTTTCCACCTTTTCCTTTAACTGTTCTATCTCGTCATGCTGCAACTGCACTGTGGCAACCAGATCAGCAATCAGTTCCGTATATTTCAGTCCGTAATACTTTTTCCCATTGCTGTCTGAAAACGTTTTTGGACAAATATTCCACCCTTTTTCCGCTTTTTTCAAAACATCCTGTGCAATAAATCCATGATGGAACCCATCTTTTTCGAAATTATAACGATACGATTTTGCTCTTAAAGAATAAATAAACTCAGATGATTGCTTTTTGCTTAAATCTAAAATTGTGTTTTTTATTCTTTTGTCAGATCCATTAATTACTCCACCTCTGAATCCACCTACTCCGGTATCTCCGTCTAAATGGATCATCATGTGGTCATTATCGTTTGCGCCTTTATGCAATGAAACCTGATTATATTGAACCGTACATTTATGAACAGGACTTTCAAGCGTCCCTTCCACTGTTCGAAATCCATCCGTTCCCATCTGTACAAGTGTTCCACTGCGTTTAAATTCAATAAGGTTTTCTACAGACTCTTCCGCTTGAATATGCATATATCCCCCGGTCATTTCCATAGAACCTTTTAATTCAAGCAGTTTTGCTTTAATTTTGATACCCTCGGCTGACTGGTTGATTTCTGAAATGACGCTGTCTCTTGTAACTTTGCTTTCGATCCCCTTTGATGTCTGCGTAATCGCACTAGACATATTGGATGAAAGCTGCTTAAGCGTGGTTATCAATGTCCATTTATATTTACCGCTGTTAATTCCGCCATCCGGATCGCAGCCATACAATTTTCCACTATCCTGATCTAAAAAACTGCGTCCATTATATTTGGATGATGCAGGGTAAGTATCTTGGGGTTTTCCAAAACCATAATAATTAATATCATAGCCATCAATATTCCATGCCTTCAACGAAGCACTGACTTCTGACCGTATCTTAGTTGCAGTTACCTCTATATTTCCGGACAAATCGCCCTCTGCTTCGCTTGCTCTCGTAACTTCCGCTGTAATCTTGTCCTCATTAATTTTAATAGCTGCTGCAAGTTCAACTTCCTGCCCCTGTGCTCTTTTTACTTCTGCTGTAATACTGCTCGCATTTTGCGTGATTCTCGATGATAAACCATCCGTTGTATTTTTAACTTCTGTGCGAATTTCGGTTGCGGTCTGCGTGATCTGTGACTGCAATCCCTTCTCAACATCAGTTATCGTGCTCTGTGTCTTTTCAATGGTTCGCTCCAACACATTGCTCTTGCCTTTGAGCTTTAAAATACTTTTCTGTATTCCGTTCGCCCCGTTTGTCCGGTACTCTTCCCCATCCGCTTCCAAATCATCACGCAAAGCCTGTATACCTTTCAGGGTTCTTTTCAGAATATAGGACTCAATCAGTTCATATCTGGTCGGCAGCCGCACTGCATCCCCGACCTCAAGACACGGATTTCCTTTGCAGTCCGCTGTAAACGGGCGGTAAACAATCCCTCTGATCTTGGAAAGGATATTTTTTGCAATGCCTTTCAGTTCTTTTGTGCCTTTGCCATATACAAGAAAATTATCCTCGATCACATAGGCATTGTCTCCGGTACCCACAATCACACCGATATCATTCTTCTGCTCCCGGATCTGTAACTTATTGATTGTTTTAACAAGAAAATCTTCATACTCAGCCGTTATATATAAATCCTTCCCGATACGGTTGCTTTTCGGATCTCTTGGATACAAATTATCCGCCGGATAAAGATCATTCCTTGGATATAATCCCTGTATCTCCTGTTCCAGATAAATATAATGAAACTTCCCGTCACGCCCCATGTGCCCCATACAGCCATTGAGCTCACAAATACAGGACAACACTTCCTTGCCGCTCATAGATTCGCCTATGGTGCTCGATTCCTCTGTATCAGAACTTGTCTCACTGGATGGCGTGACTGCAACTGTTTTTTCAATAGACATGCCGTCATTAACCAGTATAATGTCAGCCTGCTCAATCCCGAAGTGCTTAAAAAAGCTGTCCCGGAATTGCTTCATTGTGACCGGATCATAAACTGTAACAGTCGTAGTTTTTCCATCTTTATCTTTCTGCTGCTCTTTATGGGATGGAAAGACAGTGTTATACCATGCTGCCACATCTGCATTTAAAATGTCATAAAGGGCATCATATGCAACCACATCACGGCACGTTCTGTCTGCCGTGGGCGTATCAGAATCAACCTTATATCGTCCGAACTGGAACGGGATATCTGCATGTCCATCAAGGGACATTCTTACCGTCATCCATCTGCCCTTCATTGGCAAAAATGTATTTGACACCGTGAATTTAATCATGGCGGCTTCGCATGATCCAAACGTCAATTCCTGTTCCGAACACAAACTTTCGGTCAATTCGAATTTTTCTTGGTGTAGCTCTGTATTTGTGATATTGATTTTTCCGTCATCAGATACGATGGATAATTGCTTATCGACCGTATCTTTTTTGAACAAGTCGCCATATTTATAATTAACCACCGTACACACCCCCTATGAAAGCAAGCCGAACTGAATTGTAATGAATTATTCCATCATATGTTCCGTATATCGTAGGCTGAAAATCTGCCATATAGCCGTACTGCGTCACATAATCGTCATATTCCGGGATATACGCTGTGATATAGCATGCTCTCCCTGTCGCATTTGTGAACTGGCTTCGAATATTGTTTAAAACCTCACTAAAAGTCTTATTTGTCAGCATTGCCCGTGTTTCAAACTCAACCTTTAATGCCTTTAACTCCACGGCATTTCTATGCAGATAGCCGTTGGCGTCTGTATAATCGTCCAAATCCTGCATGTTGACATATGGACTGTATGTTTCTGCTTTCATAAACGACATCGGCACTATGTAATTGCCAATCTTTAAAAGCCATCCGCTGTATGCCATATTTCCACCACCTAACTGTTTGGGTTTGCGGCTGTCTCAAATGACAGTCGGTAAAATTTGTACAAAATACCACCTACCACCAATTTGATAGATGTCACTTCTTTTTCTTGATCTATTTTGTAATTACTTCGATATTGGGCGATTTAATCACAATTTTCTCCGGTGTGTGAATTACTTCCGTGTTCCCATACGTAATCATGATCTCTAATTTGTTCATAAAATTTCTCCTAAATTTCATACTCCGGGTATGCTGCTTCCCAAACATCCCTATGGTAGGTATTTACCTCTCCATAATTTGCATCAAAAATCTTTTTCACGCCATATCCAAGTTCAATGCTCTTTTCTTTGAGTTTTCGCCAATTAAATGTTTTCCAGTCCACACCGTTCATTGCTGCAACACGCTTAATAGAATACCAGTCTTTGCTATAGTCAAGTTCCTGCTGTAGTCTTTCATTCTGCTGCTCTGCAATCTGTCTACGTTCTACCTCGTCTGCATACGCCCGAAGAGCTGACGGAAAATCTTTCGGAACTTGTCCTCTCTCCATCTCGTTAAAACGCTTTACATATTTTGCTGTGAATAGGACGCCTTTTTCTCCTGTGAACTTATTGGCAAGGAAATCACAACCTAAACGAGTTACATTATAACATTTTCTTGGCTTTCCTTGTGCATCTTGGTACGTGCTTTCTTTAAAATAATCCGCCACACCCAAATGGGCTTCGCTCAAAATAGGAATAATTCCTTTACGTGTTCCGTCTCCTTCCAATTTGCGAAGCAACTTAGAGTGTTCTGTTTCCATCATTTCGGCAACTTCAACCGTCGTTATCGTGTTCGCATTGTTTTCAAATCCGATTTCATCTTTAGTTATAAGAGCTGTGTATGCCATATCTTATATCTCCTAAATTTCCGAGCCTTACATTTCGCAAGGCTCAACCTTTAAATTCACGTGCGTTAGGAACATACCCTAACAGGAGTCGCACGCTATATATTCAATCCATTCGGATGAATTTTTAAATAAAAAACCGCCAAAGACTGAATTTCTTCAATCTCTGGCGGTCACGAATCCGCACCTATTCCTCATAGGCTTGCAGGACATCCTAAATTTCTTTAGGTCTTACCTGCGTGATTTTTAATTATTGAAATTATATATTTTCTATGTGTGTTTGTCAAACAAAAGTCTCAACTATGTGCTTTCTGTTTTCCTGCACTTTTAAGCACTTTCCATTGTGGATCGTTGCTAAAGTTTTTTCTTTCTTCAAGTTTTATCAATTCTTCCTTAAGTTTTTCATTTTCCTCTTCCAATTTTCGTATCTTCTTTTCACATTCTTTCTTTTCCTTTCTAAGCAAATGTACTTCTTTTTCTAACTCGTCCGCATGAATAAGCGCACTTGATTCTCTGTCAAATAATTCTAGATTTTTGTCAGTAACCTGTTTTATACTTTTGCTTGTCTCCCTAAGTTCCCAATCGTATTCTTTCTTATTTTTCTCAATCCTGTATTCAAGAATTTCTATTTGTTCGTTTGCTTTTCTCAACTGTTCCCTGCACTCGATCAGTTCTTGCTCGATGCTTTTATCTTCCATGTAAAATTCCCCCTATAAGGTTCTTATGTAATCTTCAATTACTGTATCTTAATAATTTCTTTTTCATCAGTCCAAATGTTTGTTTCGTACTCCAGTTCTATTGATTGTACTGATACAGGAACAGAATAATATGTATTAAAAGAAACCTTTCTGCCAGAAGATAGATTTACATTAAAGAAATCCTTGTCATCCAATGTATATACTTGATCGCATAATTCATCATCAGCATAACAATGAAAAGCATCTACTCCAACATATTTATCCGAGCCACCTGTATTTTGGAATGTAAACGAAACCATAACATATTTCATTCCGCTTTGCGGAGTGTTTAGACCGTATTCATCGTCATAACCTTTAAAATCTGTATCTATTTCATTGACAACAACATTGAGATCATTTGTTTTGAAAGAATATCCAGCAGTTACCGGTTTGATATTTGATTTTATTTCAGAATTTTGTTCCTCCTCCGTTACAATTTTCTCTGTGTTTTCGTCTACAATTTTGTTTACCTGTTCATCTTTATTTTCCGAATCATTTCCCGCATATATTACCGCTGAAATGACAGCAATAATAAAAATATAAATGACCCATTTTCTGTTTTTGTTATTGTAATTTGGTTCTTTTAAAAATATCCCCATGTACATTCCCCCCCTACCATCTGTGATAGGTTAATTCTACCACAAGTGGCGGTTTTTGTCATTAAAATATTGGAACTGGATTTCTCTGTGTTCTTCTTGCTTCACTCTTCCATTGCTTAACTGTACTGTCATATATTACCTTGCCGTCTAATTCAACTTTAATTCCGCTGTTTTCACTTGTATTCTGTGCGATTTGTGACAGATATGGTGTCAATGCTTCTGATACTGCGCTTTTTACTCCTGCTTTAATTCCTTCTACGATTTGGCTGTTATTCGCAACCGCTGTATTTCCATTGCTAAACTGCCCGACCATTTCTCCGTGATTTGCAAAAAATAAGCCATCTTCCGGGAAACCTCCTGTTGAAAACCTTTGTATTCTATTTAGCTGTACTGTAGGTACTAAGTCTACACCGCCCCAGTCAGCATCTGCCACTTTTGCTGCCCACGATACAACTTTGTTGAATCCTCCTATTATCTTATTTATCCCACCAACAATAAAGTTTATAGCACTTTCTATTCCGCCAATTACCGCATTCATAGCGTTTACCATTCCAGATTTTACACCAGACCACAAACCTTCAAAAACTCCAAGCAATGGTTGAACAACATTTGTATTAAACCAATTTGAAACAACATTCCAAACTGATTTTATATTGTTCCATAAATTTGTAAAAAATCCTCCTACTTTTTCACATACACTTTCAAATCTTTGTCTAACAGGTGTTATTACATTTTGATTAAACCAATCAGAAACAGAACTCCATACAGACTTAACATTTTCCCATAGTTGTTTAAAAAATCCAGATACTTTTTCCCAAAGTCCTTGGAAAAAGTTTACAACAGGCGTTATTACATTGTCATTGAACCATCCAGAAACAGTTATCCAAATCGCTTGAACAATTATCCAGAGACCTTCAAAAATTTGTTTTACTCTTGTCTTGAAACCTTGGAAAAAATTTACTATTGGTTCTATAACTGTTGTACTAAACCATGTAGAAGCATTTTGCCATACAGTACTTACCGTTTTCCAAAGCCCTGACATTGTATTTGATATTGGAGTAAATATTTTTTTATTAACCCAATCTGAAACACCAGAAAACCAGCTTTTTATTGTTTCCCAGTTATCATGCACTAAAACAACAACCGTTCCAACAGCGGCAACTATGGCTGCAACTAAAGCCGCCGGTGCTGCGGCAACTCCAAGAATAACAGCTCCTACTGCTGCCAAGGCAGTTCCTACAAGCATTAATATTTCATTTAACCAACTAAATCCTTCTTTCATCATTTTTACAAAGTTAGTTACTGCTAAAATTGCTCCTCCAACAGTTGATACTATACCTGCAAGAGTTGTTCCAATTGTACCAAAAGCGGCTGTCATAGATTCGTTCAGGCTAAGACCGCTCATAAGATTTGGAATTAATATTTTGCCAACGCTTTCTCCAAATTTTCCTATTCCTCTTTTAAAAACTCCAACAAGTGCAGTTCCTATCCCAGTTCCTTTTTCTGCGCCTAAAGCCACTACTATTGCATCTTTTACTTTCCCAGCAATAAATTTTCCTATAGTATTTAGAAGATTTGCTTCGATTATTGTCTTTGCAATTTTTTTAATGGTTAATGCTCCAATTACAATTGCTACTGTTTCTACATTAAGATTTGACAGGAAATCCTTTGCACCATTCCAAACATCAGACCACTTGATATTTTCTATCATGGTTTTAATTGTCTTGTAAACTCCCTGTACCCAAGTATTTATATCTTCTGCAAGTGCTTTAAAATCAAATGTTTTGAAGAATTTATTTATTCCCTCTGCCAGTGATTTTCCAAAGTTTGACCAGTCAAATGTCTGACCAAAGGAAAGTGTGGCATAAATCGCCGTATTCAGTGCCCCGGCGATCGTCTTTCCTACATTTCCAAACAGTCTCGGATTGATAAGACCATTAAGGAAATCTGCCAAGCCTTTGCCGAAATTTCTTGCCTTGGAATAAATCTTATCCCAGTTGATAGACTCCATAGCTTTTGATAAGGCATCACTGATGTATTTTCCAAGCTGTTTTAAGTTTTTAATATCACTTTCGTAATTTTTGAAAATAGTATCTGTCTTGACGAGTTTACCGCCACTGGCACCGCCTGATGCGCCACCGCCGCCGGAACCGCCCGAACCTTTTTTGCCAGAACCATCATTTGTGGTAATCAGTTTCAATTCATCAAACTGACGGACACCCTTATTCATCTTGTCAATGTTCTTTGCCGCCTGTCCGGTACTGTCCGCAACATCATCTGCGCTTTCTGCCGCATCTGAAAAACTATCCGCAAGACCTGCACCGGAATCCTCATATTTCCATCCGAAGATTGCGCCTAAAGCGTTTGTAACCTTTGTAACAAAGCTGATAACAACCAGTAAAACGGAATTGAGTGCTTTTACGAATGGTTTGAAAGCATTGATTAATGCCCCACCAATAACACTGCCAAGCTGTTCGAACGACTGTTTTAAAATTCTGATCTGGTTCGCCCACGAATCAGCAGTACGCGCAAAGTCTCCCTGTGCTGTCTGCGTATTGGCAAGGACGTACTGATACCGGAGCATTGTCTTTTCAGCCTGTGACATAGACTCGATATCAGAATCTAATCCCTGTTTCATCGCCCACTCTTTAAGGGTTGCCTGTGTAAGATCAAGACCGTAATCTCTTAATGGACGTGTCTGTCCGGTAAATATTGCAGCTAAATCCTGCGACACAACATCCTGATCTATGTTATACAGAGATGCCATATCAGCAGTTAATTTTGTTAAATTCAAAGACACATCAGCCATGGAATCAGACAAACCAATATAGCCATCTGTCTGCTTATTCAAAAACTCATTAGCTTTCTTTATCAAACTACTGTCAATTCCCATGGCTGTTCCCATTGCTTGGAATCGGCTTGCCGTCTGTTTCAATGTCAGTTCTGACATACCGAACTGACGTATAGAGTCCTGTGCAAAGTCATTGACTTTTTTTGACATGTCACCAAAAGTAACATCAACAACGTTCTGAACCTCTGTTAATGCGGATGATATGTCGATTGCATTTTTTATTCCTCTTATCGCTCCGTACAGACCAAGATAAATCCCCATAGAGGACAAAATCTGTCTTGTGAATGACTTGAGTCCGATCAATGCTTTTCCTGTGGATGTCTTAAATCCAAGGAAAGAACCGGAAAGATTACTGATGCTGTTATTTAATCCAGTAATCGCACCGCCAGATCTGTTTGAAAGATTTCCAAGTGCCTGTGTCATTTGTAAAATATTTGCGCTTACATTTGGTGCTTTTGAGAGTGTCTCAAACAGATATTTAAGGTTGTCAGCAAGCAAAGGTATATTTGTTACTGCACGTCCGCTTGCAACGCTTCCAAGCCTTGATATGGCTGTTACAAGGTTGCTCATATTGGTCATATCAAAATTCAATGCACCTATCTTGTTCATCTGGCGTACAAAGTTTTGTAACTGCGCAGATAAAGCCGGCAGATTCTTTGTCGCCTGTGTAGATGCCTTGCCACCAATTTTTGACAGTGCCGACACCATGCTTGTGAGTCCGCTTGTATCAACAGCTTTAACACTTGCTATTCCAGATGCAAGATCTCTCACAGCAGAAGATATTCCGTGGATAGAATTTGCATCAACACCAGAAAATTTATTGAGTGCCCGCACCATTGATGTGATTTCCGAAGATTTACCACCTTTGAACCCGGTAGCTGCATCGGAAATGCTTCTGATTCCGCTTGCAATATTTGAAAGTTTTGCAGTGTCAAACGATATGCTTTCCCGGAGCCTATTCATGCTGTTTACAAGGCTTTCTATGGAATTACTTGCTTTTGCAGAGTCAGCTTTGATTTTTATTTGTAATTCATCAATGTCTGCCATATATGCACCAACTTTCTATGCAAAATAAAAAGACGGTAGGCTGTGACACCTTACCGTCCTTGATCTACTCTTTTAATTTTTCTCTTGTAACCGGTCCGCATTTCTTATCTACTGTAATTCCGACTTTTTTCTGGAATGTTCCAATACCGGTCGCCGTATCATTTCCAAGAATACCGTCCACATTACTGTTTCCCTTTTTATCTTTTTCATCCAGGCATCCGTGATAAATAAGCTCCGTCTGAAGCCATCTCACATCATCCCCTCTCATGCAAGGGAATTTTTTCTTTAAAATCCTTGCAGGTTCCGGGTATGGGTTTAAATGATCTTTTACATTTTTTCTAGGGTTTCCGCTTGTCACAATCGCTGTATGACCTTTTGTTTTTGTGACAAGAACATCTCCATTGTAAAGAACCATTCCTGCCGCATAACCTCCAATGTCATCAAACATGCCACTAGAAAGAAGTACAGATTTTTCATTTGCTGTGGTGAAATTTCCAACATCTTTTCCAGTTGCATGAATAATGCATGCACGTACCGTTGTGCCGCAATCTGCTTCTGTTTTTACTTTTGAATTAATACCATATTTGACAATTCCAAGCCGGTGTCCCTGACAGTAGCCAATATTATCATTATTGCACGCTGTAATCATTGATTCTGCCAGTTTATCCGCCATATCTTTTGTTTTTGGTCTTAACACATACCATCCTTTTTTATGAACATAAAAGTTTTGCATACTTACTTCTGTTCCGGTCTGATCTCCCGGTCTCCCACCGGTCAATTTCCCATTTTCATCATGTCTTGCAGATCCAATTCTCATATTTATACCTCCAAGTTCTTTTCTGGTTTTGGGTGGCTCAACTCATAGTTTGACTGCATGACTTTAAGTTTTGCCACAAATAGCTCTCTCTGTTTCTTTATTTCTTCTTCCGTCATTTCTGAATCATCTTTCCCTTGTTGCTCATTGATTGGTTTTTTAATATACTTTGATTTTGCTTTTCGTCCGGCAAGGCAATGTTCTACTGCCACCGATACCGCAGACAATCCGTATGTTCCAAACCACATCCACATCTCATTGTCTCTTTGCTTTTTATCTAAGTTGTAAGCATCCGCATAAGGCTGTAAATCAGCCGGGCAGGACGTGTCTATGTCACGCACGGTAAATCCATACCCTTTTGTAACTAAAAGCCAGAATGGGCGGATTTCCGCACAATATGTTCCCCATGTAAGTTCTCTCTGTTCTTCTACTTTTTCCTCGGAGTTTTCTTCTCCGCTTCTTTCTGATCTGCTTTGAGCAGTTTTGATAAAAAACCGTTTTCAAGCAGCTCCGCTAAAAGTGCATTGTAAAGTACCTGAACATCTGCATCTTCTCCGTCAAAGTAATCATCCAGCATGGCATATACTTTTCCAAGCTGCTGTTCCTTTTCTCCCTCATTGTCCGGATTGTATCCAAGTTCCTCTTTGTGAAACTTCTGCGCGCCTACAAGGATTAACTCTGGAAGAAATAAAAGGATTTCGTCAACCGCTTCGATATCTTCCATCTGGTCTAATTTTGCTACTTTCTTGATAATTCCGCTTTTCACGGTTGCTTCATATCCAAACTTGATCTGTAATTCTTTCTCGCCAAATTTTAATTTTGTCATTTTCTTTCCCTTTCTCCCTCTCATATAGGGAAAGGGCAGTCCGAAGACCGCCCTGTTCTTTTAAATTGTTTCTTCAAGCTCTGGCTCGGTTGTCTGGTTATCGTCAGCCGATCCAACCGAACTATTCGACTGACGTGTTATTCCCCCGGTGTAAAAGCTACAGCGGTGTCCATGCCCTTGTATTCTTCAATGGTAAGATTCATTTCAACCGTCAAAAGTTCGTTCTGACCAATCTCCGGCTGTGGAATCTGCTCTGGCGGCTGAGCCACAACAAAAAACGCGTCGGTAAATCCCGGGATAATAGTTTCAAACCACATTCTTTTCCCGCCGGAAAGCGCCTTATACGCCGTGATAAGTGCTTCCCACTCTTCCTTTGTGGCATCCGTAAGGTTTACCGTGATAGGGAAAGAGCCACCGGTATCTGCGCGACCCTTTACATATCTGGTAATAGCATCTTCTAATGCAGATGCGTCAATCTGTTCCGGCTCAATGTTAATACCGCCGATTGCGTTAATTCTTGTAAGCTGTTTAAACGATGTAGGCTTTGTTCCGGCTGTCGCTTCTGTGCCATAGCCAAACGTAATTCCTAACGTAGACAATCCTGCTTCTGCCATTTTTACCTCTCTTTCTACCGCCAAATAATGCGGTTATCGGGCGCATCTTTTTGCACCCGGTGCATAAAAAATAGAGCCTTTCGGCTCTTTTACATCAATCTGTCGTTGGCTCCGATTATCCGCCGGAACCTTGCAACGCTTCTAAATTTTTTTTCACTGTCATTTTTAAACTCCGGCATTGCTGTAATTTGAAATCGCATCTGTTTAAAGGCATCAGCTAAAATAGCCATAATCCCTTTTGCATCGCTCTGCTTTGTGTTTGTAATGACGTCAACCTGTATTGTTTCCTGCACCGCATTTACGGATGTGCCCTCTAAATCTGCCCCACGTTCAAGCCCCGGCATCTCATGGATGTAAATAGTCGGGAAAACAGGGTCTTTATCAAGGTTCTTTTCAACCGTTGTAAATGCAGTGTCAAAATTCATGCTTTTGTATTTTTTCTTGAGTTTTGGTTTGGCTATCGTTGCAACATTGGAGAAAATGTTTGTTTCAAGATCATATACCCACTGGTTGTCTGCCATTATCCAAACACCTCCTTCGCTGTCTGTGTAACAATCTGCCGCAACTCATTTGCGGTCAGATACATAAATGGTCGGCTTGGCATTCCCTCTGTAAACCACCAATCGCCATTGTCGTCCTGATAAAACCATCCATATCTTCCATCTGAAATCTGATGGATAGTTTTTCCACTTGCATACTGCCACGAAACACCCTCTGGCAGTTTCCCCGGATAATGGCTTTGCTGTCCCACAATTCCGGTTCCAAACTCAACAAATGCGGCGTGGTCTGTACCGGCTATTACCGCCCATATCCCGCCGCCCTTAGTGCTTCCTTCATATTCCGCATGAACACTTGAAATCAGTTCCGATGTAAATATTGCGTCAAGGTCAGCAATTTGCACTCTGGCAATCTCTACGCCCTTTTCCGCAAGTTTTTCTGCTAATAGCTGACATTTATATGTCAAGCTGTTTTTATAGGCTCTAAGCTCTCGTATTGCGTTCTGAATAGACTTTTCAGACAGGCTCATTGTGATTACTTTCTTCCCCATGCCACACCTACTTCACATTTTTTTGTAACAAGAACAAATCAACCGTCAATCCCTCGTCTGCGACACCTTTTACGATGTAATCAGCCGAATTTTCGTCAACGATTGTATTCTCTTCATCTTTGTACCTTACATCTGACCGTTTCCATACCAAAGAGCCTACGCTCAATGGAAGCTTTCCTTTGTCTTCTACGATCTGAACAAAATTTGTAGAGTTATCTACGCCAAATTCTTTTATAAGTGCTTCGCTCAACTTATTGCTGATCGAAGAATAAAAAACCACAGGCTTTTCATAACCTGTGGTATACTCTCCGGTTGTCTTCGGTATCTTGTTCCCGTCATCATCAAGGTAATAAATTACATTTCCATCAGAATCCGTGTACGAAGAATATTCGATGTTACCATCATCATCCGTCACATATACCGGCACCTTGCCGCTTTGCTGCGAATAACTCATTTTTTGCTTATTGATCTCAAGCATTTCACTTCACATCCTTGCCGAACCGTTTCCACAGCTCAGAAAGCTTTTCCCATCCATACATTGCGACAAACGCAACAATAAATCCTGCAATAATAGCTGCCAAGATCATATACCATAAAATTGATGTCTGGATGTACTGCATGTATGCCACAAACGCAGCGACCGTGATTCCGATAGAAAGAACAAATACCAAAATGTCCGTTGGAATCTTAGAAAATACGCCTACACCTTTGATTACCTGTGTTACCACAGACACAACAAATGCCAGCGCACCAATGATTGCCAGAATAATTGTCATATTTGCAATTACAGACTGTATAATATCCATGATTAAACCTCCTTGTCATCATTAAGACGGGTTTCTATTCCGTCAATTCTGTGATGAGCCGATTTCACACTTTCCTCCACCTTTATGATTCTGTTGTCATGAGAATTTATTTCTTTTCGCATCTCAGATACTTCATTTTTGATCTCGGTCGTGTTGTTTGAAATGGCATCCAACTTCATGTTAATGCGTGTGTTCTCCCGCACGCGCTCTTCAAGATCCGTGTTGTCTGTCCTTTTGTTGCTCTTCAAGCCCATAAAGACGGAAAAACCAAGCGACAGCACGCTTATAATGATTGCTGTTGATATTTCAATCGTCAAATCATATACCGCCTTTCATTTTTTATGGCACACCGCCCACCACCGCTCAATGTGTGCCGCCTGCTACGTTTTGCCAACATCGGCAAAACGTAACGCACAATCTTCTAAACTCCTCGAAATCGATGAGTTATAATGATTTTACAAACGGAAATACACAGACAAACAAGCTTTCCCTGTCTTTCCAGCTACGGCTCACTCCGTTTTCTGAATAGCTTGCCATATAGGCTTCTCCTGCCTGTGAATGGTCGTACACGGCTAAATTGACGATTACATCCTCAAACTGTTTCAAGTCTTCGGATATTTTTTCATCCGTGTAGCTTTCCGGGTAATTCCGCTTGCTTACCACTTCATTTCTTGCCTGCTTGATAAGCTGTTCGATGTAAGGATTATCTTCTTTCTGGTCGAACACGACAACATCAGAAGTAACACCATCTTCGTCCGTAACGGTTTCAATATGAAATTGTTTCAGTCTGATTTTGACCTGCTCTAATGTTGTATATTCGTCCATTCTTCCCTACCTATAATCCAAACTGCTCGATCAAAATGCGTTTCAGTTCCGCTCCACTGATTTCTTCTGCACCCTCGATCCCATGTTCAGCGGCAAGTGCCTGTAAATCAGCAGTGCTCATTCTGTTAATCTCTGTCTTGGTGTACTCGCCAGAAGATTTCTCTCCCGGAACAATGTCCGGGATTTCATCTCCTGCTTTATACCATCTTCCATTGCGCTTTACTGTATATTCAGCAATCATACCGCACCTCCTACGCAACTTTCATGACAACAACGCTGTCCATGCCCTCAAAAGTAGGCAATCCGATCATTGACACAATGCAATGCGTGTTGATCGGATGATTTGTTGCGTATGTATATACCGAAATGCCGGTTTCTACAATAGAAAGGTTTCCGTCTGTTAAACTTCCGCTTCTCTCTTCCGGTGTCTTTCCAAAGACATAATCTCCAAGGTACACGCCGGATGACTGCGCTGAAATAACTCCTGTAGGAATAAAATATTTGGTAGCACCGTCTGCAGGGTCGATGCAAAGTTTGTCGTAAACTTCAATCTCGATGCCGTATCCTCTAAGATACTCTGTAACCTGCCCCTGCTGTAAGCGAATACCGCCATTGTAAGCAATAATTCCAAGCACCTGTTTCTTTGTGTCCTCCGCCTTAAGGACCATTTCCCATGTTTCTGTATTCATGCTAAAGCGTGCAAGGGAATATCCTGTTTTCTTTGCAAACTCACGTTTAATCTCGATAAGGTCGTCAAGTGGCGTTGCTGTTTCTGGTGCAGACCATTTATCAGTATCGCTTCCGGAAATATCCTTGTAATGATCTCTCTTGTGCGCCACTCCATTGTCCGAAGTATAATCAACATAGAAGCTCTTGCCACCAATTGTTACCTGTACTCTTGGAATACCATCAGATGGTGCTAATAACTGCCAAATCTGGCGTTCCGGCACTACTCTTGCGCCCTCAATCAGCATCATCGGTTTTTTGCTGATTTCTCTAAGCACCTGGTTTGCCATGTTGGAATTTTCTGCCGACTGGTAATTTGCATACTCCTGCTCTTCACGCTCTGTTACCATGTAAGATTCACGGTAGAAAGGCATCTCGTTCTGAATATCCGAAAATCCACCGACATCTCTTAACTCTGCCTGCGCATCAAAATTGGATGCCTTTAAGGATACCGGAAGACCGTTTTTCCCTTTGATAAATCTAAGTTCAAGGCTGTCCTGTTTTCTGGTTCCAAATTTCTGTCTACCTAAGTAAGGTGCAGAACCAAGCGTTTTTTTATAATTATTCCACATAACCCCAAGACTTCTTGCGGTAAATGCTTCTGCTAATGGTAATGCCATTCTCTAATACCTCCATTTTTTAATCAAAAAAAGTAACACGCGGTGTTGCTGCTTTTGCAGTTGCTTCCACGGTCACTCCGTTCGCTGTTACCTTTGCGCTGTCAATAGAACCCTGATATACATAAGTTCCAGGCGCATCTCCCATTGTTACGTCAACATCTTCCAGAAGATACCCTTTGCAAGATTCGTCATTGCTTGGGAACGGTGTCCCTGCCTTTGCAATCTTCTTTCCGTTTGCATCGGCACTTGACACCATTGTCTGCGGAACGATACACGCCGCACCCTCATAAGGAAAGAATTTTAAAATTCCTTTACTCTGTGTAAAGTCTCTTTCAATCGGTTTTCCCATAATTTACCTCCTATAAAACATAATGGTCTTTGGCTTCTGCACTTTCTGCAGGTTTGCCAAAACTGATTTTTTCTGCGTTCTCTACGTCCGCAGTTTTTTTATTTTCTCCACCTGCAGTACCGCCGCCCGGATTTTCAGAATTATTTGCAATCTCCTGTTCCTTTGCCTGCGCTGCCGCGGTTTCCTTTTCGGCTGTAATCTTTCCAAGAGCGTCATAATCAAGGCTTCCATTATCCTTGACAACGGATTTTGCCTGCTCTGCATTGATTTTTAACTTTTCCATCAATGCTTCGCGCTGATCTCTGATGGCGTTTTTTTTCTGCATATCTGCGATCTGCTGATTTGCTGTCTCTAACGCCTTGTTTGCTTTTTCAAGTTCCGTGAGGTTTCCTGCTTCCATTTCATCCAGCTTTTTCTGCAACTCATCTGCGCTGTCTGCCTTTGCCTTAAGCTCTGCTGCTTTTGCCTGTTCTCTCTGTACGGCACTGCCGTAATCAGCAATGATTTTTTCAACATTTTCCTCACTGATACCCATTGCAATTAACTCTTCTCTTTTCATTGATTACCTCCGATATGTCTTTACGAATTTTTGCGGTGCAACGACACCGAATGACACTGTTGATTTTTACGCTCACAACTTTGCGAATTTTTATAAAATAAAAACAGCCACCGATTACTCGGTAGCTGTCTTATTTTGCTGTTTATTTAATTGGTTTACAATTTCCTGTGCTTTTTGTTCCTGCTCTTCTGCATCATCAATGGTTTTCCACAACGCATCTATATATGGCTTAGACAAGAGGAATGTCTTTTCAGCATCTCCCCAAAGCCCCACCGTTTTAATGGCAATAAGAGGATGTATGCCGCACTCTAAAAGCTGATATAGTGTTTGCGACTTTGTATACATATTGTCTTGCGGGCTATGATTGATTTGCACATCAAAATCCCTCATTGACAATTTCAAATCATTGTCCTTAACGCGTATTACATTTAAGACAACTTTTGCAAGTCTCTTCTCTGCCGATTTCACAATTGGGTCTTTTAATTTTGCTCTTGTCTTTGAAAAATCCCATCCAGCCCTTAATGATACTGCTCCTTGTGTATCTCCTCCAGAGTTTTGGGACTCTCTGTTTGGTATTGCTAATATTGCCAAGGCATTGTCCCACAAATCATCTTTTGCCACCTGACACTGGCTCTGATTTAGTTCCTGCGTCATAATCTCAACATCGGCTTTGTTATCCTTGTTATTGGACTTTACCGTCAAAGCATGGCTCATTTTCATCTCTTCAAACGTTTTTTGGTCGATTTCACAGTTCACAAACTTAACCCAGTACTGAACAAACTGCTCAATTCCATCCATTCTGTTTGACTGCATATTGTTTATGGCATCCAAAATACCTATGACAAGCTCAATATCAGAAATTCTCTCATGATTATTTGGAAACTCAACAATAGGTATACTTCCAAATGCATGCAATTTCCATTCAGAAACTACTCCGTTTTGAAGTTTACATGAATAGTTGTCCGTATAGCACAGTTTGTACCATCTTCCATCTTCGTCTTTAAGCTCCTGCACCGCAACCACCGGTTCTTCCGTGCTCCGATTATAAATAACACACGTATTCATTGGAGTAGGCGCAACAATTTGAAATGGTATTTCTCCATTTGCAAATCTTACCGCCTTAAAAGATGTTCCGGTTGCTGACTGCCACTCTCCTGCTTTAATGTCTTTTTCCTGTTTATTCGCATCCACAAGATAGTCATTCAGCGCATCCACTGCCCGATTAATTTCATCATCATCTTTTCGACTGATAAACTGTATTGGCTCGCCATATGTCTGTCCTACTTTGAACTGAACAATCTCATACGCATGATTTTCTACTATTTTGTTTGTAATATCAGCATTTTGCACCTTTACACGGTATAAAACAGGCTGGTCACCTTTGTAATATCGCCAAAGATATTCTATGATGGTTTTGTTGTAATAAAAATTTCCGATGCAGTCTCCCACCACATTGACAATATTATCTTCTGTGATGGTTTCAACATCTGTATATAAAATTTTTCTACCATAACAGCCTTTAACAAGGTCTTGGAGAGATTTGTCATTTCTCATTTTTTTCTCCTAAATAAACGTCATCCCACTGGATGTTGACCGGATTGGAAGAGATTTTAATTCCGTCTTCTCATTCTCCGGATAAAATACCACTTTTTTGTGACATTTCCTACATTCCACAGAAATGTTCATTGTTGAACGCCCATCGTGCGTGGCAACTTTTCTTCCACACCGCGGGCAATATATTTTTTTTGGTGTATATCCCATAAAATCCTCTTTTCTTTGCAAAAGAAAAAGCACCGGAGATTTCTCTACGATGCTTTTATAAATTGGGGGAGGTGAAGTATTCAACTTTTGTTGCTTTCTTCGATTATAACTATATCAGAAAAAAAACGGACATATCGGACAACTTTACTCTTTCATAAATCTATCGAACGCTTTTCTAACGCTGTCTTCTGTGTTATTGCCTCCTATTTGGTCGGCAACCTTATTCCAAGATTGATTTTCTAAAAATCTAAGGTTAATTATTCTTCTAATTCTGCTATCTTTTATATTTGCAATAAACTCTTCTACTTCATTTGTTTTTTCAAGAAGTTCGTTTTCCAAAATTTCGAGGGTGGTTTTTCTGGAATATAACAAGGTTTTTTTGTGCCTATATTCTGGCAATGGTATTCCTTCTATTTTAAAATGTTGGTTTCCACCATTTCCGCCAGAAACGCTATCAATAACCGTTCCTTCCTGCTCAATTTTTTCTATGTATTTTTCAAGCTTTTCAATTTTATTCCTTACTTCTTTTACTTCTTCTCTTAAATCTAAGTATTGATTTAAAATATCTTTGTTTACCATATCAATACCTCCTAAACGGATTTACTGCCGCTTCTACTTTGGCTACGTTATTTCCATTTGTCACTCTAAGCGCAAAGTTTGAAAATACATCCGGCACATCATCCAACTGCTTTTTACCGGACACTGAATATCTCTTGAGAAGAGACATCATTACTCCATATGGCTCATTTTGCTTATATAATGATTGGTCTTTAAATATAACGTGCTGTAATATCCAGTTAGAGCACTGGTAAATCCTTGCTTCCTTGTTTGTCTCCGTCGGTGTGTCAGTAATGTTACATATCCATCCTTTTTTTTCGACACGCTTGTTTACTTCCATTGCGACACGGTCTCCTCCGGCGTTTCTCTCAAATTCACATTCCTGCACTTTGTTGTTTGTCAAAACATTTGCTGCATTTTCATACTGCATCTCATAATCTGCCGTGTTATCGCAAACACAATCAACGCAGTAATAGTCTTCTCCGTATTTTTGCAATACCGGCAAAACAAAGTAATCCGTTCCTTTTCCCTTTGTATCGCATTGACCGGTTACAATCTCTGGCTCTCCATGTGGCAAATTAAGATACCGACGTATTTTATCTTCCGGAAACAGCAATCCCTCACGCTCAATCGGTTCCTGTTTGTAAAGGCATCTATATGATATGTCGTCCATCAATAATTGCTGGTCTTCAAAAAACTCTTTTGTAAAACCGGAAAACTCATATTCAAAATTGCTTTCTCCTGTAACTGGGTCTACATCTGGTACCGCAATAACCTTTACTCTCGGATTGCCCTCGTACATATTTTGGATGCGCCCTATAACGTCGTGTACGCTCCATCTTGTGGCAATATGTATTTCCTTGCAGTTCTTACCGTCCGTGTCCTGTATCTTTCTCTGGCGGGCATCTACGGCATATTTATCCCATAATTTATCAAGGATAATAGGATTCATTGCTTCTTCGATACCGCCTATCATATCGTCAACCAGTAAAAACTTAGAAGCCCTTACTTTACCTGCATTCTTACTACCAACAGACGTACATTGTACGGATGGAAACGATTTGTACTTCCCGACATTAAACTGCTCCATCTTTGCATTTGTGCTTGTCACTGAAAGATCCGGAAAAATTTCATTCCATGTATACTCTTCCGCGTTTGTAACGATATCGTACACGCCGTCGTAATACATTCTGGTAATATCTCCGCTGTGCGAATAAAAAAGACTGAAATCTCTCGGAAACCATCCGGCAACAAGTGCGTGAAACATTTTTTCTACCGTTGTTTTTCCTGCTCCCGGAACAAGGGATACGCACAGGATGTCATATTTATCATCAATCATGCCTTGTAAAGCCTGTGTAAGCCCTATTTTGAGAAATTGATTTCTTCTTGGCATATAAAACCGTTCTTTAGGCTCTCTTTTATTTTCCAAATACTGGAAAGCACTATCCACAACTTTGTTTTGCGCTTCCAAAAGCAAAATCCCGTAATATTTGTCCAGAATTTCATAAGATATCTTGTTTTGGAATGAATATTTCTCTAAATCCCATGGTGTGCCACCTGTAGATTGAAAGATAAACTGCTCCGTCAGTTCTTTCGATCTGGCAGAAACCTTTAATCCATACTCAACATCCTTTTCCGTCAGAATGGCTACCCTTGCCGCTTCTGCCATGGCATCCATAACCTGTTCATCAATGCCATGCACCTGTATGTAATTTTCATATCCATTTACTGTGGAAATTAGGCTTGAACTTGCCAAAAGAAAAGCACCTCCGCAAAAGCAGAAGTGCCTTAAGACCTCTGCCAATAATTTTTGTTGGTTAGCGACTAACTCCATTTGTTAGCCGGTAATATCATCTAATCAATATCCGCAATACTTTCTACAAAGCAGTTATAATAGAGATTTCTGATATTTTCACAATATCTCCCTAAATTCTTGCAACTACGTGTTCTTTTGCAATTTCTTCTTTTTCCGGGTCGTAAATAACCGAACCGTTTTTATCAGTCTTATACTTATCAAATTCACAAGAAATTTTTATGTATGGGTATCTCAATGGCGTGCAGTCAGCATGGAAATCAATATTATACACTCCCTTTTGCCATTTTCCGTTAGCATAAATCTTTGTGTAACCGCCTTTTCTAGTTTTGATTATGATTTTTGAACGTGTTTTCTTCATTTCCAATGCACCTTGAACCCTTTCGCCGTATAATTACCAACTGCCTGTTTCAGCTCTTCCTTGCTTTTATATTCCTCTCGAAGCATGATTGCTACCTTGTTCTTCTCAATGGCGTATATGCCGCAGGTAACCGCTTTGCTCGCCGTATCAAGAACTGCTTTGTACTGTTTGCTGTTCATCTCGTATGTGCTGTTATTGATATTGACAATCATGCTTCATACACTCCTTCTCTTCCTTATGAGTTTGCATCAACATTTTTTAGATATTCAATGAAACTCATTTCAGCCCCCTCGCATGTTAAACCTTCAATAGGATTTTTGTGATAGTTTTCACGAAAATACCTCAATGCCTGTTCTTTTTCTTTTTCTGAATAAGAGTCCCATTTTGATATCCCAGATTTGTTTTTGAAAAATTCGCAATCGTGTTCTTTATAAGCAAATCCTACTGGAGGAATATACTTTTCTGGATGGTTACAAAATTCTATCGTTTTTTTCAAAAATTCATTCCATTCAATTCCAAAATAAGCACATTCATAGCATGTCATTCTTCCACCAACTTTCTACCACACATCGGGCAAAATTCAATTTCCATTGCTATCGCTACGTTCATTCCATTGCTACAACATTTAGCATACTGTGGACATTTATCAATATGGCATTGAATAACATTTATATAGCCCAATTTTTTGATTTTAAATTCTCCATATGCAGTTTTATATGATTCTTTCCCATTACAAAAATCACACATTTTCAACACCTATCCCTGCATCTGTGATAAATAACTTTTCCTCTTACATTCGCTTCATATGCTCTTCCAAGTGACCGAACAAACAGATATTTCTTTTTCTCACAATCCATATAATCCAAGGAATTCATATATGGCTCCAATTCGTTTGAAAGCTGTTCCACAAAATCCTTGATATGCTTGAATGCCTTAATTGCCTGTTCTTGTATAAACAAAACTATTGCTTTCCATGTATCAATTACTTTTACGGCATACTCAAGAATCATTTCTCCTAATTTTCGATACCATAATTTGAACTCGACAACCATATATCCTTGCAATTCAATAACTTTTTTCTGATCTTCTGACACATTAAGATCCATACTCACACCTCAACACCATCGCATTTTACATAAGAACCAAGACCTTTAATGTAATGGCTTCTCGTATCTTCAATATTTCTGCAATCTATGACTTTCCCCTCGTCAATACACTCTTGCAAGTATTTGCATTTATCGCATTTCGTATCTTTCTCAATGCGCGGTGTAGGATCTGCTTTTTGCTTTTTCTTGAATATTTTTTTAATAATTTTCCATAATCTCATTTCCGCACCTCAATCAAAACGTCAATCAGTTCTTCCAGTTCTTTTTCTGTCTTTTCTTTTGGAGTTTTTCTAAATCTTGTGGAAACATATTCCAAAATGGCTTTTATCTTCAAACATTCTCCTGGACAAGGAATATAATCATTTGGTCTCGCAGTTTCTTTGCAGATATACTCTGCATTTTCCATGCCAAGACAGGATAAACGACCGGAATATATGGGTAATGCACTGCATTTGAATAATTCAGCCTTAATCACTAAATGTTCTTTGTCGTATTCAAAATTCTTATCATGTGCCTTTAATTTTTCTTTGATTTCATCAAGAAACTCAACGCATTGCTTTGTTGAATAGCCAACATAAACAAATTCAAAATACATACTCACACCCCATTTTGCGTAAAAAATACCAACCATCGAATAGCGGCACAAGGAATCGAACCTTGTCATACCAAACCATGCCAACCGCTTTCAAATCTGCAATTTCTATTCACGGAAGGGTTTTATGTTACCAATGATACCGCTTACCATCCATACATCTTCCATCGACCTGAACTATTGCAGTAGTGCCAGACTAAGTGAAGATAAGGAATTGATGTGGCGTGGATTTGCACCACGCAGGAGTGTACAATCTGGTCATCTATGTTGTCGGTTTCAACCAATTCTCTACGACAATTCCGTTTACCTATTCCGTCACACATCAACACCCAATTTTGTTCGGGCAAACGCAGTGTGTAGGATTCGAACCTACAAGGCGAATAAACGCCCGACCGGATAGCAACCGGCTCCAATTCCATTATGGGAACACTGCATCTTGATGGTGCGATTTCTTAAACAACCCATCCATTACAACTGTCTACCACGCACCTGCCAAACAGTGTTTTTAGGGAGTTGAGTGAAATAGGGAAGAGAGGAATCGAACCTCTATTGTTTACCACTTGGAAACTGATTTACAGTCAGCCGCAACACCGCCAATCGTTGCCGCTTCCCCAAAATGCGCGGACACCTCACTCCATATCTCTGTACGCGACCGCGCTACGCATACAGTATCAGATCAGCTCGGCACCATCGGAACGGAAGGATTCGAACCTTCAATCCGGCTCTCGTTGTTGTTTTCCGTGTACACGCCACTTTTACCAATTAAGCTACGTTCCGAAACCGCCATCAGACGGTTAGCAATAATGTTTATCGTGCCATGCGTTGCACTAGGCATACAAAATGCCGATTACAGCCAAACCATAGAGCGCATGCAAGCAAACAGCATAATTTGACCGCTTAGACAGGCAAGGATTCGAACCTTGCATTATCGGCTTCAGAAAAGGTGTGGTTGCTGACTACGGATGATCGCCCGTCTGCCACTTGGCAACACTCTTACCGATAGGTTTCTTTACCTGCAATACCCATTCTGCCACTGCCTAACTATATGGGGGAATTATATCTTTGACAGCTCAGGCACCGTGGGATAGGCACCCGAACTATCAATAGGAATCCGCCTGTATTGCTCGTCAGCAAATTACGGGACAACCATCATCCAACACCAAGCGGTCTTCCGCCTTGCCGTACTTCGCGGCAAACGCCACCGGACGGTCTCGCACCGTCCTTAACAGAAACGTCCTAGTGGCGAAAGGATGTGTCATGAAAAACACCAAGAAGGAGAATTTACGGAATGGATCGTTAAACCCATTCCTCCATCGGAACGGCAGGAATCGGACCTGCGACCGCTCGGATATAAGCCGAGTGCTCTGCCAACTGAGCTACGTTCCGCTACGGCATATTAAAATGCCGCAATGTAGGATTTTTATCTTGTAAGCAACTCTTACAAGTTGCCAGTAATTTAAAATTTTGTTTAGCTATACTGGATGCTCCGATTTCTCACTCTGGTGCTCTGCGTCGCTATCCAGATTGAGTAAATCTCCGGTGCTGTCCGGTTCCTTTGATTTTGTTATATGTATTCTTTCCTCTGCACAAATGATAGGCAGATGAAAGCAAATACCAAATATTGGACTATAAAACATTCTGTTACCTCCACATCAGAAACATGTTCAGCAACAGCAACATCACAAGTACCCATAATGCAATTGCTGTTTCTTTGTCTTTGGATTCTCTGCCAGATACAAATAGTATCAGCATAAAAATAACATCCAGCGTCGATATAATCGTTTTAATAATTACCATGGTTGTTTTCCTCTCACAAGTTTCTTTAGCAGGATTCGAACCTGCGAATACTGGAATCAAAATCCAGTGCCTTACCGCTTGGCGATAGCGCTATATTAACACTACTTTTCCGGCATGTAATAGACCATGTTATCAAATACAGTTATTCCCATACAAGGATCACTCATATCAACGCATCTGATCGATATGTTTTTAGATACTGCAAACATTTCGGCCACCTGTTGTTTATCCATGTTTGTGCTAATAACTTGAAAAGCCGAAAATGCCTTGTGCATATCAGAGAATACTTCTTTTTCTCTACCTAAATTTGCATACGTCCCAATGGTAAACGTTTTTCCATCAACCATAGCAGTTATCATTGCATGATTTGCTGTGAATACCGCTCGGTCAAAATCAAGCGAAACGTCTTTGCTTTGTGATACTACTCTCATACTTTTCCATCCAATCTCTTTTTGTTTTTGAGGATATTTAAAGGACTTAGTAGTGCTGATTTTCTCAACCTATCAAACCCCCTCCCCCTCCATGCAGAATCATGCTTTGAACATTGATAAATTGTTTGAATTGTTCGTTCAATTCTCTGTTTGTGTTCTAACTATTCGTTAAACCTAAGTTTCTTAAACTGTTTAAACGAAAGTATGCGGCTCAAGGTGCTTAAACACTGGGCTTTAAATTGTTTGAATTGTCTATCACGATTTCACCATTATCTGGGCTTGAATTGTCAAAGTTGTCCGGCAATCTCGCACAATTCCCGCCTCCCAGTTTGGGGAGCTCCGAAGCTGTCAATGCTCTTGCTCTGGCTCCCTGGTCTCTTACGCCGGGCATATTAAAGCCGCAATACTTGTTGAGTGACGGCATGTAACACATGGGATTGTTTTTCCCGGAGATCTGTAAACCTACAAGACTTTCTTCCCGCATTTGGTCAATCTTTTTGCAAATGTCGGAGCCTGATGAGCCTAGCTGCACGCCATTGACCCAGCCATTTAATGTATCTCTATGTATTCCGGTAAAGAATGTAAACCCAACAATATTCACTACTTTCTCGTAGTCATTACACAGGTCTATATATATATCTAATACCTCGTTAACCTTATCTGTATCATAGGCATTATTAATATTATTATCATCCTTTAAGTACTTTGGATTAACTTTAAACACATGTTCATAAATATATTTACAGCAGTTATACCATCTATTCTGCGATACTTTACACATGTCATCAATGCTTCTCTCTTCCATCCAGAGATTTATATACATGTCAATGTCATCTTTAAAAACATCAACTGTATTATTTACTTCCTGCATTTCAACTGCTGACATGTTATATATCTCCTCTCTCCAGTACTGGAATACTTAAAATAAAAAATGCAACTGATACAATCAGATCATGATGATCTCGACTGTACCGGCTGCATGAAGTCCGTTTCTTTCGGGACCTCGACAAATCTATTTAACTCTGCCCGTTGCCCGAATGCGTTTTTAATTTAATAAAACAATATCATTCTATCATTTTCTTGTCAAGGTATATTTTAAAATTAAATTTTAAGCCTGTATATTATATATATTATTTATATAAATATACTGCCTTATTTATAATATATATTTTTAATATTACAAGAGAGAATATAATCTTTCTCTAACTCTAGTGTCTATATCTACGTTGCAAAAATGTTGCAATTTGTTGCAGAGGTGTTGCATTGCAACAAAGCTGGTACAATTCTATCATTTTTATCTTGATTATATTCTAATTTGCACCTTTAAAATTTTGTTGATTTTGTACAAATATTTTCTATGTTTTTCACAAAAAAGACGGCTATTTTCATGCCGCCCTTTCTATTTATCTATGCTACTTTGTCAAGTATTTTTCTAATGTAATCAACACCTTTTTGAAAAACAAGGGTTTTAATATTTATCCGGATTTCTCCCGGTCTGGCTTCATATTTCTGTTCTATAACTCTAAAATATCCACAATCAATATATTTCTGATATGGTTCATTGTTCTGTTTCAAAATTCCGTTATTTCTAAGAATTTCAAAAAGCTTGTTTCTACCAATTCCCGGGAAGTTCAAAACCTTAGCGACCTGCCCTATATCAATAGCGTCTTTACTATCGGTTACGGCATCGAAAAATTCTTCTTTCGGCTTCATCCTCTCGTTTTCGGTCAAGAGCAATTTATTCTTTTCCTCAAGCTCTTGTTTTCTTTCCAGTGCATCAGCGTAAGCCCTTAACGCTGTAGGGTAATCTTTCGGGATTTCGTTTTGATCTTTGTTGAAATAGTTGTCAACAAGTCTATCATACACATCCCAAGCAATATCATTGTTTAATGATTTTGCATGAAGAAACGCGCCTTTCTCTGTCCAGAGATACAGACGATTAAGATTACTTGGCAAATCGTGAATTTCACGAAACGCCCGGAGTTCTTCTCCATCAAGCAAAATAAAATGTTTACCCTCTTTATACCGCCCTTTGTTATGATTAAAATTGTATGAAATCGTTTTACTATCTGTTCCATACGCGTCCGCAATCTGCTGTGTTGTGAGTACGCGAATATTTTTATACTCCGTCACTGTTAAATTATTCATATACATAAACCTTTCAATTTCTTTCAAATATAGTCATCTTGTGTAAAACTTAGCGTCATAATATCCTTAGTAAAACAAAATTGTATATTTTATCTTGCGTAGGTTTGTATATCTTTTGTAAATTCGTCTTGTTTCCCTGCACCACCTCCAAAAATAAAAACACGAAAGATTTCCCAACTTTTTGGGAATTGTCTTTCGTGTGCTTTGTTTGACTTGGTATGGTTTTTGTGTGTCGGGCTGGATTTTCTCCAGCCCTTTCTTTTAATTGTCTTCAATTCCTTTTTGAGTATCATCGATCAGCTGATCGACCATCTTTTCCGCTTTTTCATAATCCTTAGATTTCAAAACTTCTTTGAGGTCTTTCAGATCCTGCAAAAGTCTTCTTAAGTAACTTTTAAATACACTCATATCTTCGCTCATTTTTCTCCTTTCCGGCTTTCGCCTATTGCCTTTCGACAATATTATAATAACATTAAAATATAATTTTGTCAACACTAATTTTAGTGTTTTAAAAAAATCTTATTTTTTCTTCATCAGTCGGAACGATTTCCAATACATCCGACGGCTGACATCTTAAAATAATGCAGATCGTGTTAAGCGTGTCTGTAGTGATTCCCTTCCCTTTTCTCAAATTCTGCATAGTCGCTTCACTCATTATCTTCTCTTTTCTCATCCGAGTAGAAGTGTATCCGTGTTTTGAAAGTTCTTTTAATACATCTATTTTATAATTAAACATTTTTTCACCTCACATTTTTTATTTACTACATTATATATAGAATCACTCTAAAAATCAACATGAAAATATTTTACAAGAACACTCTTTTTAGTGTTGACATACACTAATATTAGTGTTATTATAATCTCAACAGGAAAACAAAGAACACAGAAACGGAGGACAAACAAATGATCTATAGAATTAAAATTGAAGGAAAAGAGTACAACGACAATCACACATTTACACCAGACGAAGGGAACATTCTTGACGAACTGGCGGCGATCATCGAAGAAATGAAAGCCGGAAGAATTGATAAAGTAGAAATTGAGAGGGAGGCGTAAACATGAGAACGTACGAACAGGATTTAAAAGAACTTAATATTTCAGCAGAAGAATTTGATAACATAATTTCACACATTTACGATAAAACAGCCGATGAAATGGCGGTGCTTGCTAAGGCGATTAAAAGCGGCGCGGCTGTTCTCCCGACTGTAAAAAGAGCATTTGAGCGCGTTCTTGCAATTAGACAGGCGGAAAGACAAGAAGCATATAACATTTATTATAACGATTTAAATACTATGTGTTATAGCTGTAAAAAATGCGGTATAAGTTGTAACGGTACAATTTGTAAAACTTGGACTGGTTGCGCAATGAAAAATTAAGTCGAAACGGCGGAAGCTGCCGCCGTCTGCAGGAACTGCCCTACCTGCACCGATGAGACAGGGCGCATGATGAAAGGATGGTTGATTTTATGAAGATGATGACACTTGAAGAAGCGAAAGAATACACACGCCAAAAACTGGCGCCATATTATGACCCTGAAAAAATAGAAAATATAGTTAATCAATATGTTTCCGTGGCGCGTCCGGGTGTTGTCTTAGTTAGAAATAAAAATGTTGGACTTATGGAACTGTATCTATAATTAGCCGCCTCAGAGAATGCACGCCGGATCACTACCGGCGGCGGTTTTTACCCAAAAGGGATTTTACTTTAAGGAGGATCTATAAATGACACAATTAGAAAATTTGAAAAACCAGATCAAGGAATTAGAAAAATCATGTGATGAAGCGCGTGATAGAATTAAAAACGAGAACCTGCCGTTTTTAAACATTTATGAAAACAGAGCTGCATTTTTTATCAACAAAATAGAAATCCGAAACGTGACAAATCAGGGAATCCGGGTTTGTATTGTTTTTGAAGATGAAAAAGAGCTTGCAATCGCGATTAGTGATTATGCAGAGAATATAGCGTTTTAAGCCGGGATCGTCCCGGCTTTTTCCAGTGTCCGGATATATTGCAGCTTGACAAGATACACGCTTGGTCATATAATGCGCTTAAATGAACACGTATAAGCCATTTTAAGGCTTGTGCAAGGCTATGCAGTGCTTTTTATACTCACGGTATAAAACCGCCTGTAAATCGCTTTTACGACGTTGCAAGCCTGTAAACACTGTGTTTATCTTGCCGCGTTGGCACTCCCCCAGGTGCACAGCCATGATGCATCCGGGAAACCACCAGGAAGCATCCGGGGCGCGTCTGGAGACATCACCGGCATCCCGCCGGGGTATGAAAATTCTGATTTCTGATCTCAAAATCGAGCCGTTTTCCAAGAAGAAAAAAATTCAAAAGTTGAAAAATGAGATTCCAACTGTGAAAAGACAATATGCACAGTAAATTATTATGCGTCATTTCGCAACTTGTGAAATTTGACTAATTCGTTCTCTTCTCTTCCTCTGACTCTCAGTCTGTTTCTGTTTTTTCTGTGATTTTGTTGTTCTTGTTCCCATTTGAAAACCTCTCATTGACCTTCTGGTTGCGTGATTTATAATTTACAATCTTTACATCGGTGTTTAATTCATCCGGTATCTTCCCGACGATCAACACTGTATGTGGCTGCAACATGTCGATCATAACTTTGAATCCCTCGCAAAACTCTATCCGTGCCGCCTTTGCCCGCACTCTTCCATTTGTGCATACAGCGATCACACCACCCTTACTGTACCCGGCAAAACAAAGATCATAATTATCTTTGTCCGGGATGCCTACGGACGGTATAACGCGGATCCCGTTCAGCAGCATGTAATGTGCAAGCGCATGATTCCGGTACACATTATACAGATTCAAAGCAAACGGCATACCACAATCGCCTGTAGCAATACTGAAATCCGGCATACAGACCGAGTGGAAACACTTCAAGTGCTCTAGGTATTTATCCGGGTTATTCCACAGTCTTTGAAACTTTGAATCGTCAATATAGAAATTCACATTTAATTTTCTATGCCCTTTTATCTTTTGTGAAAAGCTCTCTCCAAAATCTATGGAGTCCTCCGGCAAATAATCCAAGCTGCATGCCGGGACAATCGGGATCTGATATTTTTCATCAAGCTCCGCTCCATAGATCATATATTCTTTCATAACATCAAAAGATGTATGACATCCATTGTACAATACTATCACCCCAAAAACATTTTACTATTTTTCTTCTTGACAAACAACTTCTTTTGTGAAAAGCAAAGAACGTGCGGCGTAATCACTTCTGCTTAGTTCATTTATCAGCTTTTCCCTTGTCATTTCCGGGTTTGTTCTGTGAATATACCGCAGCAATTCATCTATTTTGTCCACTATGCTGCCCTCCAATCAATGTTTGACATCAGATCATCCAAAAGATAGATCAAATCAGTACCGTACAGGCTGATCCAGTCCGCAAGATACTCTTCCTGCTCAATCGGCATATGAATGTTATAGGAAAAGCAAAAACAATGACAAAGTTCATGAGCCAGTATTTTGCGCAAATAGCCATTTTTCGGTTTATCTGAAACATATATAGCCCTGTTGTTCCAATCTGTCACAGCAAGGCTGATAGAGCCATCAGATCGCATCAGCTTACTGCTTGCACCGCGGACAAATTTTATTTCCCATTCAATACCATTTATCACAAACATATTTTACCTCCAAAAAAAGAAACCACCAGCCAAATATCAGCCAGTGATTTCTAAATTTAAAGTTATTCTTCTTGCTCTTCAATCAACAAATAATTAATGTACCTTGTTGCTGTTCCAGCAAGTTCTTTGCTGTAGTCTAGCAAGTCCATCTTGTACTCCGGTTTATGCCCATATGTGACTGTATAGAACTTTTCCACAAGTTCTAAGTTATGTAAGTCAGACAATTCCACAAGAATTTTGTGATATAAAAATTTTCTCGTCCATCCGAACCGGTCACAGATAATTTTGAGTTTCCAGTTATTTTTATTAAACCATTTACCACTTTCTATCTTTTTTACGATGCTCCAGTGTGCAAACGGGTCTTTCTCCGGAATTTCAGCCTGCGTATTTTTCAGAGCCTGTTCCATGTCGTGGAAGCGATTGATGTATTGAGCTGTGAAAGCCGTTCCTTTTACTCCGGTCAACTTGTGGGCGATAAATTCGCAACCTTTCTTGGTAATGTCAAAACATAGGCGTTCTTTCCCTTGCTCGTCCTTATAGGTGTTTTCTCTGAAGAAATCAGCCACATCAATTTTGATTTTACCTGTAATATTGTTTTGTTCCATCTGTTTACAGTACCTTTTGATATCTCGTAACATGTTTGCGTGTGTCTTTTCGACCATTTCCGCAACTTCCATGCTGGTTAGAGTTTGCTCTAATTGTTTCATCTGAATATCGTTCATCAGCAAATCCCCCATTTCTGTTTAAATGAAAGTATCGTGTTCAAAATAAACTGCAAAAATTTTTCGTCCTGTATGTTCTGAATTTCTGTAATTAACTGTTCTTTCATCTTGTACCGCCTTTCTTGTCAGATGCAAGGTTACTTGTAAAAATCCAGACACATCTTAAAAAGTGTTCGCTAAGTAAATTCAGATTTTTTGTAATTTCTTCAATATACAGTTCTCTCATAATAATCTACCTTTCTTTCAAAAAATACTTGATTTTCCGCAAGGAAATGATAGAATATATTTATCAGTCCTTGCGGATTGGTGTTTTAAGAGTAACTTCTACTTGTCTATGGTGTAAGTTACTCTTTTTCCTTGCCTAAAAGTAAATGAATACCTCTGCGAATTGCTTCTGCTCTTGTAATGTTATTTTCAATGCAATATTTATCTAACTCGCTTGTGGTTTTATCGTCAAGCCTAACTTTTACATCATTGCTTTTCGGATTATTTATTTTAGGTCTGCCTGTTCTTGGACTCATTTTTACCACCTCACTTATTGAGTTCCACAATCTCATTATATTTATTGGAACTCATAATGTCAATACCTTTTTAAAGATTTTTCCTGCCTTTCGTTTGCTGTTTGACAACCATTCCAAAAAGCGGTATAATCCATGTATCAACCGCTTTTGGTGGCTGTAAGTGTAAGAGTAACCGTTACTTGTCTAGGGCTTCGGTTGCTCTTATTTCGTTATAGACCTTATCAATCCCTTTCATTACTACATCATATTGTGTCATTCCGGTTTTTTCACAGCAATATAGAAGTTTTTCTCTATCTTCTTCTGTTGCTCTTACTTTTATAATGTTATTTTTGGGATTATCTGTCGGTCTGCCTGTTCTTGGTGACACTGTTTCATCTCCTTTCTTTTGGGTACACATAAATATTAATATATGAGTACACAAAAGTCAATACCTTTTTGAAAAATTCCCAAATCCACAAATCACTAGCTGATATTCAGTTGTCAATGTTCAAACAAACAGGGGCATTTCTGCCCCTGCCATTACATTTTGGAAACAAGCGTTGACAGCTTGCTTTTTGTCATTGTGCGCTCCTCCGGGGTCATGTCGGATATAAGCTCCGCCATATCCTCCGAAAGCTCTTTCATGTATCTTTCAAGATCATGCATCTTTGCGTCCTTGTCCTCCGGCGTATTGCCCTTGTGAAGCTCTTTGCTTTCCATGTAGCTTCTACGGCTCATGCCGCTTTTGCCCTCTCTGCGATCACGCATTCCACCATCTGGTGTCATTTTAGGCTCGGTATAATACATTCTGCCGGAAGAACGATCCATATCACGGTCGTGTTCCATTTCCCGGTACATTTCCGGTGTCATGTGCCAGTATGGCGGTTCTTCATATCCGCGGCGCGTACCTCTTCCTTTTGGGGCAAATCTGCCGTTTGCATAGCGGTAGTTATCATAAAATCTTCTGCCGTCATCGAATCGATCAAACATTTCCATTGTTTCATCTGCACTGGATTCTTCCATTGCTTTCATCAATGTACGATAATACATTGCTTCTGCAAGGTCTTTCATCATGTCTGTAACCTGTCCCATTTCACACGGGTCTATATTTTCAATTCCTTTGTCAATTTCGCATTTAGCACATTCAGACAGTTTTTCAATCATGTCGTGCATTCTCATAATATCCATAAAACCGCCCCCCTATGCTTCCCGGACCGCAATTAAATTGCTGTTCTGAACTTCGATTGCCTGCGTAGACGTATTCTGTACCGCTACCGTAACACAACAACCGCGAGGAACGTCCACATATGCCTGCGCCGAAACGTTAAAGAAGTTTTCAACTGCCGCCGGTGTAACAATCATTCGAGTTGACTGCAACGGTTCTCCGTCAATTGCAATAGCCAGTGAAATAGCTTCAACTGTGCCACCGGTAGGAATTTGAATGTTCCCGGAATAAGATACCAAAAATCTTGCCCGGCACTGATTTGTAAGTCCTCTTAATTTAACAATGCCACTTCCCTGTCTATGAACAATGCATTTTGTTGCGCATACCGGAGTTTCTGTAAATGCTACATCTTCTCCCTGCGCGACAGTTTGAATTGCAATTCCTGTAAATTCTGCCATAATTATTTACCTCTCTTTCAAAAATAAGGGCAAACATTATAGTCTGCCCTTTGTGTTTATAAGCAATACTGCACAGCAGACATAATCGAGTTAAACTCAATTAAGATACTCAATTATTCAATTTTGTGTAGCAGCTACTTTTAGCAGCTACTTTTAGCAGCTACATCCTGTGTTGCATCCACAGCCATACGCATAAGCGTTAGGATTTGGAACAACATATGCCGGGATTGCAGCCGGATTTACAGCGTTGATGATCTGCTGTGTCTGCGCTGACATTGCAGTAGTGAGCAATGCAGACTGGCGATCCTGTGATGCGGCTCTTCTTAAGTCATTATTTTCTGCCTGTAAGGAAGAAATCTTTTCCTGACACAGGTAATCAAGGATTGCCCTTGTTCCTGCCTGCTGGCTGTCGATAATGTCTCTTGTGTTGCTGTTCATTGTGTTCTGCAGTGCACAGGTGTTCTGCGCCATATTGTAGTTCACACCCTGGATAGCTTCCCTGGTCTCGCAGCAGCAATTAGCCAACTGGGACTGTAAAGCATTCTGCGCCTGCATAAGTGTCACGTTTGTGGTATTAAATCCCTGCTGTGTCTGGTAGCCAAGGTTGCAGATTGCATTGTCTACACCATGGAAACCGTTCATAACGGCGGTATTCTGTGCGTAAAATCCATCACAGAGACCATTTGTGATACCATCTAACTTTCCGATGATAGCCTGCGTGTCAAAACCACGCTGAATTGCAGAGTCGGTGTATGCAGATGCTGTCGCTCCCATACCTCCGTTTCCTCCCCATCCATTGCCGCCAAAGCCGCCCCAGCCAAAGATCATAGCGAAGATAATGATAGCCCACCAGCCATCGCCGCCCCACATACCATCATTGTTTCTTCCGTTTCCTGTCACTGCTGCAATATCAGCAAGACTAGGCATTGCATTTCCATTAAACATTTTGTTTACCTCCATCTGATCTATTTACAAATGGGATAACCGGTTATTTTGCGCGCACCCCAAAATGTACTAATGATTAAACATACTCATAACTTTCTGTTTTGCTTCATCTACCGTAATTCCTCTTTCTTTACAGAGATTCTCTGCCATTGTCTTAAGTCCACCTGTATCTCCGCTTTGATACATTTGCATGGCATTTTTTGCCATAGGATTGTTTTGAACCTGCGGAGAATTCATCATTTGATTTAACAATAATTGTGCCGGATTCATTCTGGATCACTCTCCTTTTTTACCTGTGAAGTTTTTCTTTGACTGCTTGGAATTTTATCTAATCGGTTTTCTATCTGTTCAATCTTCCCAAAAAGTTCATCAAACTTCTGCATAAATGCACCTGTGCACTCGTCTGATAGGTCAAATTTCAATTTTTCAGTATCATGCGATAAATTGCTAACAGTATCATGCGAAACTGGCTTAAAAACGATTGTGCGAATTGTTCCATCTGCGTTCCAACTTTTAGCGTATATTTCTGTCATATCCTGTTTTGGGAAAAATGCAACGCTGCCATCCATTGGCACATCATTGGCAGTGATGTTTTCTACCGCCGGAACTACTTTTCCATTTATGCCAAAAGTTTGAACCGGGATCTGCTGCTGAATTTGCTGCGGTGCCTGCATATAATTTTGTGTATTATCAATGCGTGGCTGATTCATATACGGATTGTATGCGTACTGCTGCCCGTATTGCTGCATCTGCTGATTATAAATCGGATTCTGGTATGCTCCGCTCATATTCATCCTGTTTGACCTCCTCTAAAACATCTTCTATTGCGTGTATGATAGACGACTGCGTTGACAAGTCCAAGGACTGTAACTCTTTTCTGGCAAAAATTTTTTCAAGAACTTCATCTGAAAACACCACCATCCCTCCCTTTGATTATATTTTTGCATAAAAAAAGGCGGCAAAACCGTCACGATTCCGACAGTTTGCCGTCAAAAAATAAAAAAAAAAAGAACGCATTAAGCGTCCATACATCCGTTCGTGTTACCTTTAGTGTTACCTTTGATTTTGACCTTTAGAAAAGACACCATTCAAAAACTCCTTTCTTTCAGTAAAATCAAGGCTTCACAAGGTTTTCTTAAATAAAAATAAAGTAGCGGAAGGGAGATTCGAACTCGGTATCAATTCTCTCAAACCCGCATAAATACTGAATTTCTTTATCTCCAAAGGTGTTACCTCGTGTTACCTTTTACATTGATAATGCTTTTGCAATATATTCCTGCATTTCACTCTCTGTCTTGTTATTAAAATAGTAATGATCGAGAGTTGTTCTGATATCTGTATGCCCCATTTGTGTTTTTATTACCGATTCTGGAACATTTCCATCTATCAACTTTGTTGCATATGTCTTTCTTGCCTTGTGAATTGAACGTTCACCAATTCCTATTCTATCACATATCACATATAGCCGCCTTGTAAATGCCTGACCTTTTATTCGTTTACCGTTTTTCATAAAAATATATTGCCCAAATGGATTGAGCATTTTTATTTTTCTCATAAGTTCTTTGGTATCTGCGGTAATTATAACATCTCTAAACCCGGCATCACTTTTAGGAAAATTTTGAACATCAAATACATATTTGCCATTATCATCTCTATATCTTATTTCTGTCTTTGATATATGTATCTTATTTTCTCCGACATCAGACCATGAGAGGGTAGATATTTCCCCAACTCTCAATCCTGTTTTAAATGCCAAAATAATGCCAAGTTCTATCAATGTAGGCTCATCTTCCATTACAAATCGTTCAATTAAAAGTTCCTCATCCTTAGAAAATACCAATTCGCAGTCTGACTTATGGTTCTTTTTAAATGACTTTTCCGAAATTTCCAAATCACCCATAAAACTGGTTATGCTCAGGCTGGTATAATGTTTTTTCTTTGCATATTTGAAAATTCCGTTAATCAATATCCGCATATCAGAATAAGCTTTTTGCGTAAGTTCCAGTTTTGAAATAGCTGTTTTTATGAATGATTCCAATATTTCTTCATCAATGTACCGGATTTTTCTATTTGCAATCGGCAAATACTTATTTTCAAAAAATCTTTTAAAATTTGTCTCGTACTTGTCCTTTGTCTGTCTTGTTATTTCACCATATTCAAGTTTTTCAGAAATCCAATTAGAATATACCTGAATAACTGTAGGTTCATCCTCCTTAGCTTTATAGAACTTTACTATTTCATCTTCAATTGCTTTTTCAGATGTTCTCTTTACAAGTCTCTTTCCTCTCTTATTATCTTCATCTGGCAAATATGTGTAAAACTTTCCATCTTTTCCTTGCCAAATGCTGTAAGTGTGTTTTTCAATAAATTTTTTCCTTTCGTTCATTTCAATTTTTTTCTGAATGGTGTCTATGTTGATAATACCATTTTCGATGGCAATATTCAACAACTCACTATTTGAAAGATTTCCCGTTTAACTCACCTTCTAACTTTTTTACTTTCTGTTTAATATCAAAAATTCTTCTTTCCACTGTTCTTGTTGATACGCATAGTCTCATGGCTATTTCTTTTGAAATAAGTCCACGGGCAAGAAGATAAAATATTTCTTCTTCCTGCTCCGTGAAATTGGCGTTTTCAATAATTGTTTCAAGCTCTGGCTTAGTCAGTTTTGAAAACTTCATAAGCCACTATCCTCCAATATTTTATTCTTCTCCCTGCCAGATCTTCGGTGTACCGTCCATCATTGCCACATATTTTCCGTAACTCATGCCGGCTTCTCTTGCTTTTCCTAAAACATCATCTAATGTACTGTTTCTACATGTTTTTACGCTTCTTTTTTCCCTATCTTTTCTTCTGCGGTATTCATTTCTGCAATCCTTTCCACAGGTAAGTGCTCTGACTGATATTGATTTATATTCTTTTCCGCAGATCACACACTTTTTTGTATATACCTTGCTATTGAGCATAATTACACGTTCTCCTTAATCATAACAATCCCTGATATCATCTACGTCTCCTGCCAAAAAGCTGTCAAATACTTCTGCTACTCTCTCTATAAGGTCTCCATCATGTCCATTCACTCTCATCTGCTCCGAGAAATCTTTCTGTGAACACTGAAGTAAACCGTTTTCCAACCTTGTCCATTCTTTTTTGTAAATTATTCCATTCAATTCCAATGTTTCAGTAATACCGTTTTCCGTCAGTTCTACCGTATACTTCATGCAATCATTCCTCTCTTTCTACATTATATTTCTTCCACGCAACAATTTTACTTCTGTAAAAATACTCTGGACATCCACTAAAACACTTACCTCTTCTAACAGAATGTCCCTTGCATGTAAGAGTGCCGACAAATTCACGCTGCGGCAAGAGCAAGTTGTCGCTTGCTGACAATAAGAAAACCTTTGTATCTAATGGGCAACTGTCCATGTCATAATTCCAATCCATCTGTGATCCTCTCTTTCCGTATCATCTCCCACCCACCGCATATACTACTGCGGAATGTGGTATGATGATTGCTTGGTTTTGTTATCTGGTTCTAAAATAAACTCATCTGGTTCTCATCGTACTGGTAAATGCGTCCAGTCATGATCCTCCCTAACTGACGCAATCTCTCAACCCGTGGTTTCTGCTTAAGATTTGCCATATAATTATTATCCACTTCCGGCGGTATTGATAAATAACATTCCTCCGGTAATGGCAACTGATTTTCTGTGCAGGCCTCGCGGATCTTCGACTGATAATAAATGATATGATTCCGTGTCAGATTCATATTGCATCCATCAGACCAGAACGGATCATTACACCCGTTCTGATTGATATCTTTCCAGTGTTCTATTTCTCTGTGGATGCACTGGCAGTACTCTTTCACTTTATCTTCTGCTGACTGTATCATGGCATCACCTCCGGAACGTCTTCAATCTGCATCTGACCTTCCAAATCATCCGCATTGCGTTCACTTTCTTCACAGGCTGCAATTTCTTCTGCATCCATATCAACTTCTTTTCCAACCTCAATACAGAATACTGGTTGTCCAAGATCTTTAACACAAAATGTTCCTGTTATTTCATATCTCTTTCTTTTTCTCGGATTTGCCAAAATAACACTTATTGGTGCATCATCCGAGAATGTATTCAAATATTCTTTTAATTCACTATTTTTCATTTTTTCACAGGAACCCGGCGCGCCTTTTATCCGGATAGGTCCCGGCTCCTTTCTTGAATTTTATTATTTGTTGTTTTATAATATCTGTGTTCTAACAGCCAATAATCTCATTGCTTACTATTCTTTTTTCTTGTTGCTCTGTCTTATGGTCGTGTGATCTCAATAGTAACTGTAAATTTAGATTTATTTTTTCTGGAGGTACACTTATGGCAATAATTGACATATTTAATACAGTTTCGGCGGGTGCAGGTGCGTGTGGGTTTTGCACAGAACCAACGAAACAGGAGCAAAAGGGTAAGTAATATTGGACACCGAGGGGTTCAAATCCCCTCAGACCCGCTACCTTATAAAATCTTCTAAACTCATCTGCCCCTTACAATTACCACCGATCGTGGACGGATCCCATCCAACTCCAATGTAGTCTAAGACTTTCGCCCATCCATAATCATTCCCGTCTTTATCCCTGCACATGTGGAACATCAGATAATCCCACTCTTTTGGATTGCTCTCATGCAACAGATCAAACCGATGCGGCCGTTTCTCCATGTGGATTCCGAAACCGCACATACTGCATCCGGTACGCTGTGCTTTTGTTGTATACAATGTACCGTCTGACTTTTTCTCGATCGTTCCGTAAATCTCTGGTATCAAAGATTCCGGCATCTGGAAATCTTCTGTTATTATCCCATCCTTGATTCCAGCATCACGATACTTCTCTTTTAATCCGTTCTTCCAGAGATCATCCATCTCCAAGGCAAGTGTAAGAATGTCCTGCCGGTGGAAGATTGCAAACGGTGCTGATCTGATTGTGGATGCCCCAAAGTAATTGCATCCATTCATTCGCAGGCTCCTGGCACGTCTGCCGCCCTCGGATGCCATCAATCCCAAATACGGGACACTGTTATGTTCCTTGCCCCAGTCTTCACAATTCTTTTCCTTGAGGTAATAACAGCATTTCGCTGATACCGAGAAATCCGGTTTCCCGAAGTCGCATCCTTCGGTTTCGTTTTCGTATCCACCGAACAGCTTTAACCACCGCTGATTAAGCTGCATCTTCGAATTCTTCTGCCATCCACCATATTCCCCGGTCTCTCCCGTTATAATCGCGTGTCTGACTGTCTTATTCTTCTCGGTTGGATTCTGCAGCAACTCGATTTTTCCTGCAATCTCCTTGGATATGACCGGAAAGCCAAACTCCCGTATAACCTTTGGCTTTGTCCATCGTGTACCATCATCCCGCATGAGCGGTGGCACATTTATAATTCCTATTGCCTTATGTACTCTTTGAATGCTTGCATCCTCGAGTGTAGATGCTGATACACCTGGTACATCGATATGACACACTTCATGAAGGAACATATACAATATGATGCTGTCCAAACCTCCAACTGATACATGGCAGTTCAATTCTCTACGATCACATTCTGATCTGAACTCTTCCGCTCTGATCTGTGCGTATTTTCTTTTAAAGCTGTAATCCTGCTTTTCTTTTTGCATAAATGAAGCGATTTTCGCATAAGCGCCAATCCTATCCATTCTTTCTTTTACTGATTCCATTTTCTTCTCGGAGTAAAGAGCTCTTTCACGCTGGCCAGCAAACCTCTTACTCCTTTCGATTTAATTATTCGACAACTAACAGTTTATATTCCACGCATACATCTCCCTCATATCAAATGTGATATAATTCTCAATGAAAGGAGGTGACATCATGAGCAAACAGAGAAAATGCTCTCTCAAAGTGTTATCTGACGATAACAAACTGTTACATGGGACAGCAGCTCAATTACACTATGTAAAAGAGCAAGGCGGTTGGGATGCTTTTATTGAGAATATAACAACCGAAGCCGCAACCGTAGCAGTTAAACACGCTTTCAGAGAAATGGAAAAGGCAAAATTCACGTCAAATCCATCAAAGCGTAAGTCATCATAACCCTTTGCGGGATGGGGTAGCATTTCGCTACCCCATATTTTTCTGTACACATATCACATAATTCCAACATATCCATACGGCTTTAGCCATACCTCACACTCCTTCCGGCTTCTCGCACCGCTCAAATTCAATTACCCACACCCACGGATTCGCATCCCAGCCGTAGCAGTCAAGGTCAGATTTCCTGATGGTGGAATTCCATAATGCTTGCATAGCTCCTATTGGAGTTGTGTAGCAATTATGCATATCTGTTTCTTGCTTCCAGGTAAATCCTGTTGGACATTCATCATACTGTATGCCTTCACGTTTTGCTTGCTCATCGGTTATCTCCTGCAACCGCTCTACCCTCACATCCGTAACCTTAAGCCAGATACGTGCGGCTTCTTTCGGCATGTGGATGGATGGTTTCCACTTTGTAACATCGGCAATGTCATTTCTTTGCCAATCTTCGTAGTAATAGTATCCGTTCGGCGCCTTTTTCCATGTTTCCCGGACATACAGGATATCGCCCGACTCGCAAGGCAACTTAAAAAATTTCTCTCCATACCCATCTGCAAATGTACCTCTACACGATATGTACCCTTTAGGTGTAAAAGCGGTATATCCCCATACTGCATCATCAGGAATAAAGCCTTTCACAATTCTTCTTGTCGCACCCTTTCTTCCGTCCAGAATCGCCCGAACCATTTCTGTATTGAATAAAATCGGTTTAATTGCCATCTACACCACCTCATCTTCCCATCATGTCAGTGGATTTCTCCCATGAATTTCTAAACGCTTTTGTTCGAAGTTCTTTATTTTCTGCCCTTAACGCTTTATTTTCTGTCAAAATCTTCTGCAATTTGCAATCCTTTTTATGCTCACATCTTGTGTCCGCAGAATACTCGGTACACATTCTACATAATTCTATGCTTGTCACTCTACACCGCCACCTTTCACAATCTCGATTGCCTTGCCAAATGCTTCATATCTTCCCTGACTTCTCCCGTCATTGTAGATCTGTTCGCCGTCTCCGTATCCGTCATCGTCGCAATCATCTGGTCTGTCCTGCTCTGCTTTCTTCAATTTTCTCAACTGCTCCACAACCTTGTCTACATCATAAGACGTCGGATATTCTTCTAGTAAATACAATACTGCATTTGTATTTACTAAAGTTCCATTGCTTAAAGTAACCGATTTTAAATCTTTCTTCAGCGCATCCGCATCAATCAGTCTCATCGTTCGCCCTCCTGTTCCAATCTGTAGTTGCTTTCGTTCGCTCGTCTTTCCCTGTTCTGATGCCTCCGTCCTGATCCATGTACATCTCACATTCATAGCTTTTTGGAAATTCTATTCTGCATTTCATACATTTGATTTTGAACATTACCCCAACAGATGATTGTGATGACTTATTTGTAATGGTTAAGAACATTGCGTTTCCACCGCAGAACGGACATGGCTTCAATTTTTCGTTCATTCTTCATCCCCCCAATCTAATTTCTGACCACAGCCACTGCAATATAACCCAACATTATACTTGTTTCTTAAATCTCCCTTCTCGTAACAAACAGGACAATAATAGTGATGCATTCCTCTATTGTATCCTTTCTTTATCTTTTCTCTTATTCCTTTCCTTGCTGTCTGCTTCTCCACCGCCGTCCGGCATTCTTCCGGTGTGCCGATCGCCTTATATTCTTCCCACACCTTAGCATCCTCGTTTGTTAAAAGGCAAAATCCCTCATGCTTCTCCCCTTCAAACACCGTTTCGATAAAGTGGTGCATCAAAAGCGGAATATCTACGTTGGCATGATAACGTTCTTTTAAGTCTTTTTCGATTTTCCGGTATTTCTGTACCTCTTCCAGTGCGTTTATTGCCATTGCATAAGCATTTTCAAAAGATTTCCCCCATGATGTATCACACGGAATCGCTTTTCCAAGTTCGTTACAATCATATTTTAATTCTTCAATTGCTTCATTCTCCGTCATGTTTACACCTCCAACAGTTCCGGATTATCAATCATGTTGCCGATCACTTCAAAATTCTCTGAATCAAAATCATCCAGTTCCTCGTAGTCATCACAGCCCGGCTCATTCGTACACCATCCGTTTTCATGCCACACGACACGCTTTCTCGTCTCATCTTCTGGAAACTCAACGTCGATATGCCCTGAAAGAATATCATTCTCAAAAATCAGCTTTCCGTTCTTATCCTTAAATCCGGTGCACCAACAAATTGTGGATGGATCAATTTTCAGAGCATATAAATCTGATGCGTAACTAGGGACGATATAGTATTTTTCTCTTCCGGTAAATCCATATCGTACCAAACCGCCAATAACCCATTCGTCGTTATCAGTTCGTTTTGCTTTGCATAAATATCTATCTTCCATCCTTTTCCTCCATTTCTTTCAACTTGGCTTCTGCTTCCTCTTGTGATAAAAACCAGGTTTCCTTGTACATTTTTTCTGACAGGATTCGGTCTGTACCATATTCCCGATCTTTGTCACACTCCATGTACCATCCTTTTTCTGTAAAAGTAATAAAGGCTACTTTCTGATGATAAATTTTATTGTTCTCCGGGTGCAGACTTAAAATATTTAATTCATAATTGACTTTGCTAGGAATTAAATATACATCTGAGCCAATTCCACACGGCAACCGCAGAAGTAATCCCTGCTCCTCGGTATCCTCATAACGTTTCAGCTTTTCTCTCAAATCTGCCATTGACCACATATTACGGTAGAACAAGGCAATCAGACCTCGAACATCTGAAAACGGGTCTATCGTTAAATTGTCTAATTCCACAAAATATCCATTCTGCAGTTCCACAGTTAACTTGTCCATCAACCATTCCTCCTATATTTCATACGTCTTTCCGATAAAACGCTTGTCAATGTACTTACATTCCCATTCCAAAACACTTGCGATCCCCGTCATGGTTTCATATCCGGTAGCAAGGCAGTTAATCAAATATCTGATTCTCTCATAAACCTGTCTGATCTGATTTCCCGAAAATTTAAACTGTGTTTTAAGGCAGACACCCAACATAGCAAAATAATTAAATACCTGTGCCAGCAAAAACTTATTTGCCTGTATCATGCAGTTCGGTGCAATCTTTCTCTCTACCAGATAAAAACTCTCACGATACGGAATCTTATTTGTTTCCTTTCGCACGTCAATCTTGCATTTATCTTTCAGATAAAAACCAAGTTCCTCGCCTGTCGTTCCATCCTTTGCATTCTCCACATATGCATCAATGGTCTGCTCAACCTTTATGATTCTTTTGTGTCCGAATCCGAACTTATCATGCAGTGCCTGATATGCCATCATACGGACGTTATAATAGGATTCCTCTATTAGATAATCCGCATTGCTTTGTGCCTTGGCGTGTCTCTGTATTCCGATCAGTTCACTCTTGGAATATCCAAGTGGCTGCATCCGCTTTTTCTTTCTTGCCAGTGCATTACTCATTTGCTCTTCCATCTCCTCTCTACATCCTCAAAATGGCTAAATACAAGACTTTGAACATATTTTGATATATTTGTCCGTGCATATTTTTTAATTAGCATTTCCCCTGCTTCCATCATTCCTTGGAACCACTCATCTTCGTTATCAGCTTCATAAAACTGCTGCCGGAATTTATAATAGTCATTAAAAAACTGCCATTCTTCGGAACCTTTTTCAAATTTCTTACTTGCCATAATCATTCACCTTTTAATCAAATGGTGTGCTGCCACATACTTCTCGGAAACCGTCTTTCTGTCGCATCCGTGCTTGAATCTGTTCAATGGTTTCGGTTCGCTCGATAAATTCCATACGATCACCTTCAAACTGAACAACTTCTCTAAACGGTGTACCCTGTCGATTCTTTTCAACTTTCAAGCCTTTAAATTTTCTGTCTTCATCCAAATTCCACATAAGAATAATATTGGAAGCATCCTGCTCAATATCTCCGGATTCTCTTAATTCGGACATTGTAGGCTCTTTCGTTACATTCATTTCCGATACTCGGTTAAGCTGTGACAATAGGATGATCGGAACGTGAAGCTCTCTCGCAAGTGCTTTGAATTGCTTCGAAACTTCCCCGACTTCGGATGCACGATTATTGAACTTCCGGTTACACCGTACCAATTGCAGATAGTCAACTACGATCACGTCATATCTTTGATGCCTGCATTGCGTTCTCATTTCCTCAATAACATTTGTCTGATCGTCAATTGTGATCGGATATTTTTCAAGCTCATCATTTGCCTTGTCAAAGGCTTCTTTCTCTCCACCAAGAAAAGCCTTTGCCCTGCGAACTCTTGTCAGACCAATCTTTGACATTCTTGAAACAAACCTTTCATAAATCTGACTGTTGTTCATCTCCATGTTGTAGTAACAAGTGTTATAGCCTTTTCTTGCCATATTCTCGATTATTTGTGCCACAATAGCAGACTTACCAACTCCCGGTCTCGCAGCAACAACTGTAATGTCTCCGCCTTCAAGACCGCCAAGGCAATCGTCAAGATGGTAAAATCCTGTCTTTACCCTGTCCTCTCCAACATCATCATTGAAGTATTTATCTTTGTTCTCTGATACGATTTGCTTCATCAACTTAGATTTCTTCAACTGATTAACTTGGATTTCTTCAAGCCTTGTAAGAACTTCCGCGATCGAATTATCAATATCACATGGTCTAAGGCTCACTCTCTGGAAAAGGCTTTTTGTTTCCCTTACCCGCCAATCCTTAATGACTGCATCCGCATAACTTTTTATTGCCGTTGAGACTGGGGTAACAGATATGCATTCTTTCAATTCGCTTGCAATTATTTCCGGCTCCCATTTGTGGTTTTCAAGTGACTGAGACAGTGAAACGACATTAATGTTTTCTCCACGATCATACATGGCAAGCATTTCAGCAAAAGCATCTTGGCAAAATTCAGAGCTGAACATTTCCGGCTTCAATTTGTTATAAACCTTGTACATGGAATCATTGTCAATCAATACACATCCGATCACTCCAATTTCTGCTTCCGTCAACTGCTCTCACCTCGCTTTCGTTTCTCAACTTGACGAATCCAGTAATCGCAATCCTCTTTCAGCCAGTCTCCGTATTTTGGTATGTAGCGATAATTCGTATCATCCGGATTCTTCTCTATATAGTCAGTAACATATGCCACTGTAGCCTCATATATCAGCTTTGCAACGGCTTTCCTGTTCGGCTCGATAACTTCTAAAAGCTTGTCCATCCATGCTACCTTGGCAGACGTTAACGACGTTTTCTTTGGATATGCATTGATCGTGTATTCCCATCCCCATTCCGCGTCAAAGTCCAAATCAGATGCAGGCACGCTTTCTTTTGTATTTTCTTTCTCTTTCTCTATATCTGTATCTATATCTTTCTCTATATCTATCTCTACATTGCAATTTTGTTGCAAAATGTTGCACTCCGTTGCTCCACTGTTGCATTGCAACGCTTTTTGTGCATTTTCCCTAGATTTACGACTTCTTCTTGTACTTGCAGTCTCACTTCCTAGGTTATCTTGCACAAATGGCAACTTGTACTCAATGGAATCTGATGTTTCAAGCAATCCGCAGGAAAGAAGATACTGAATCGTTACTTGAACATTGATTTCGTCCTCGTCAATATCAAGGGCGATCTCTTTGTAAAATTCATCTTCCAAGCCGGAATACTCTAAGTAGCCGCCCTTTTTCAACGACAACAACTGCATCTTAAGGTATATGATCGTGTATGTATCGCCGCCTGCCATCCTTCGGAGTTTCTTGATTCGTTTACTGTCAAAGAAATCATCCATCAGTTTAAGCCAGTAATACCGCTTATTCTCCGCCATTTTCACTACCTCCAAGCAATTCAATAACCTTTGCCCCAGCATCTTCCGGGCGACAAAATACGAACTCAACGCCATACTTAAGTTGCATTGTCAACATAGCTTTTGCCAATACCTTGCCAGATGTCGGCTTTGTTTTCGGTAGCGGTACATTCAGCAATTTTCCAAGTGTGTGCATATATGCAATATTGTTATACCGGTCTACTCGAGGATTATGCCATGTAAATACATCATTGACGGAATACACCTTGTCTGTATTTTCAATAAGCACATATAGCTTAATTCCGTTGTTCTGCGCCAAAATACACTCGTCACGGAATCTCGGATGTGCTTTTCCACAGATATTCCCTACAATTTCCTGCATGTCCTTTTTCGTGTCAACGGAAACATCATATGTGCCAAGAAAATCCATCTTTTTAAGTTCCATTTTTCTAGCTGATTTTCTATGGATAACATCCGCTACCTTGTCTGTGGCAATTATGTAATCTCCAACCGGCAATGGTGCACGCAAGACTTCCATATCGTGGCTTTTGAAATATCTATTCTTAAGGATATGCAAGCCCTCTTTCTGTCCTTTATCCTCAATTATTAACACGTATTCTCCTTTCTGGCGGTCACTTTCAGCAACCGCCAAAGGTATCTCATGGCTTTCAATTTAGTTTTGTGATATATTAAATTCCATACCAAAGTCAGATACCGCATAAACTGGTTTCTTTTATGCTTTCACATTGGTGTTTCAACCTATCAAAACGGGCAAAGGTTCATATCAACCTCTAATCCTTTTTCTGCAATATAAACATTTGCTCCATATTTAACTGTTTCTTCTGTCCTTTGTTTGAATAATGCCGAATCTGCTGATTTATCTGATAAGTGAATTAGAACGACATTTCGCAATGCCGGATTATCGTTAGTAGAAATAAAGTCAAGTGCCGTTGGTAAGCTCATATGACCTCTTAATCTGTGTTCGTAATTTGGCTCTTCTCGGTTCACAAACTGCATATCATAGTTGGCTTCCACCATGATGTGATTAACACCATTAAATCTCCATCTGACGTATTCCGTGTCTGTTGCATACACCAAGCTGCCAATATCCGGGTGTGTGATGTAAAATCCGTAGCAGGGGCACTCTGAACCGTCTCCGTTGTTGTGTAGCCATCTGCCGGACTTATCCCGGTTTTCAAATGCTCGTATGCTAAAGCTTTCTTTCCCAAACTGTAGGATATTTCCATCTATCAATTTGAACGGCTCCCACACTGGAATACCGGCTCTAACATACTGAAAGAAGTACTGATGATGGTCTGAATGTATGTGGGTTGTGATTACTGCTTTAATCTTTCGCACATTGAAATCCAGTGCTTTCTTAACTTCCATAAACGGCAATCCTGCTTCAATAATTAACGCTTCGCTTTCATTTTCCAGTATGTAGCAATTACCGGATGAACCAGAGCCTAAGGCTTTAAGTTTCATACCTCTTTCACCTCAATTTTCAAATATGTGTTTATTATCGATTATCCAAGGATGTTTCGTGTAGTCTATATGGCTTGCCGCATTTGCAACTGTTTTCCGTAGCATCTTTAAATGTTCCTCACAATGCTTTCTTCCAGATACCGCCGGTCTACCACAGATTATGCACAATCCTTTATCCTCCCGGTACTCCCTTTGGCTTGTGGACTTCTCGCACGAACGCCTCTTTGCCAAACACCTGTTGCATAAAACAGTTCCGCATACTGCATTACGTTTTCCACACTTCACGCATATTCCACTGGACTTATTCATGTAATATCTGGTACGGACTCTTTCTTTCCGTGCTTCTGCCTGTTCCGGTGTTTCCCTTGCAAGTCTCTTAGCTTCTACCTTCGCTTTCTTCTCCCGGCACTCAGCGCACATTTTGTACTGCGTTCCCAATATGCCTTTGTGACATCTGGAGCATATACCAAGAGATACATAAGGGTCTTCCGCTTTTTCTCTCATTCGGCATCCTCCAAAAACCATATTCCTTCCGGTTTTAAAAAGTTGCCCTGAACAATGTTCTTTCTGAATATACTTTCTGCTGTCGGTGCAAGATCCGTAAGTCTCTGTATGCTCTCTTCTATGTTGTCTGCCAGAATATCAATGCCGAATAATGTCTCTGCAGCTTCCGTTTCAGTCATTCCTATTGACAGTTTCCGTTTCAAGATTTCCACAAGGAAATTTCCAGTACCACACGCAGGCTCCAACACTGTTCCTCTCCAACACTCTGCACCACCATTTTCATCTTCCAACATATTGCACATCTTTTGTACCATCCAGCCCGGCGTATAAACTTCTCCAAACTTTTTGACGCGTTCTCGGCTTTTTGTAATTTTTTCTTTCTGCCTATTTTCCATTTCTGTGATAAAACTCACTCCTCACATCAATAATCTGTCTTGTCTGTCCCAACAATGCCCGATTATGCTTTGCCCTCTGCTCATTGTCACAGATAAATTGCTTGCAAATTTCTGGTCGAACCGGATAGATTCTGCATTTCTCGCAACTCTTATCCGTATCAAGAAAAGGGCATGTCATATCATACGTTCTATTCGCAGTGGGAAGAAGATGTTTGCACTCTTTGATATGGTTCTTACGGATATATCTGTGAATTGCATCTACTTCCTTTCTGCTCATTGGCAAAAGGTTGGAACAGCAGTTACCGCATTGGCTACATTTTCCATCTTTGCAGAAATTGTAAATGTTATCTTTCATGCCTTTCTGCACGGATTCTAAGACTGATATAACTTCCATAGGCTACTCCAATTCTTCCTCTGCCGGGAACTGAAATACTTTCATGTAATTCTGGCTTGCATATTTTTGATATTCTTCTCTAAGCATTTCCATGGCTTTCTTTGCCTTTTCTTTCGTGGAATATTTAGCTGTTATTGAAGTCTCATTGTCTCCGATTGCCTGCATCCGGACAAATGTTGCTTCTTTCGCCCTTGTATCAATAAAAACAATGCTATTTTCGTACGGAAAATCCAATGTGCCGTCCTGTGATATAACTCTCATGGCAACCTCCTAATCTTTCATAAAGTCCGGTACGTTCTCGTCATTCTCAACGACTTCTCCGGCTACTTTCTCCGGCTCTGGTTCAACTACTTCGCTCCCGGTCTCAATAGCTTCGGATTCAGCTACAACAAATGGCTCTGAATTGGCATTTTCGGAAATATCACGCTTGACCTGTTCCTGCAAATCTTCCATCGGATATTCCTTGAAATCGTTGTCCTGCATTTCCTCTTTCGTATATAATCCCATTGTCAGCTCCGGGCAATTCAGACTGGAGAAGAAAGATGCGGCTCTGTAACGAAGCATTAACTGTGGCATGGTTTTCCACTTACTACCGTTCTTACTAAGCCATCCCTCGGCTTTAGCCATTTCCATGTCCACGGTCATTCCCTCAACTCTACGACCATTTTTCGTAGTCCAAGCAAGGCACGAATAAGGCTTGCCATCTTTATCTCTAGTTTCCTCAAACTGTAATTCCATATCGAATTTGCCGGAATTATTGATTGCCGCAATCAGAAACTTTGAACTCCAAGACGGTCTACCCTGAATCACATACAGATTCTGCATAACCATCAGTGGGCTTACTCGCAGTCTCTGCGCCTGCTCAATAGCAATCAGACAGTTTGCATCGTTCTTCTGGAATGTCTGCGGAACGATTGTTGAACTTGCCAGTGCCTTTGCCATCTGCATAGCCATGATGAAATTGTCGGATGTTCCGAAAATTCCAAGGCTGTAATCGGTAACCTTGTTATTGTGTGTTGCAACCTCTGTCTTTTCTTCTGCTACTGCTACTTCCTGTTTCTTTGTTTCTGCCATAATTATTTTTCCTCGCTTTCCATGATGATTTTTAATTTGTTTTCTGCTATTTCAAACTTTTCTTTTGCCGATTCAAGTTCCTTTTCTGCGACTTCTCTAAACTTTTCTTTTGCATAATCGTAATTCGGCTTTGTAAGGAAAATATTTTCATAATAGCCAGTAATTTTCCCTTCGTCCTCTTTTCTAACAAAGCTCATGCAATTTGGAAAACCTCTTTTCTTATCAACTGGATAATATGTCTTTGGTTTTTCAATCACTTCCACTTCTGTGACGGAGATTCCGTCCGAATTAAGTCCATAAAAATAAAGTTTCACTGCTTTTCCTCGCTTTCCTCATATTTCTTCACAACCGCCACCTTATCAGCACCGTAGGTTTCCACCCATGCCATATCCACTGATTCATCTGTAACTGTCAGCTTTGCACCTTTGGCATTTACAACCGTGTCACCGGCTTTTACATCGTCTGATGTAGCAAATATATATGACCGGATCTGGTTTGGATATTTTGCTTTTATGTAATTCATTCTGATACCTCCTCAATCTCTCCATTTTCAATCGTATACCAAGTATCCGGCTTGATATTTTCCCCATCAACCTGCACCATCTTTGCGCCGTTAAGAACCCATGCACTCTGGTTATTTCTGTCATATTCCGTATTATCTTCTGAACCAGTGTATTCCCAGTCTGCAAAAACAAGAAACGAGCCAATAACACCCTTTGCTTTTGATTT